TCTAATTTCAAAAGGTATAAACTTATACCTATTCACAATTTCATATGCAGCGTAATCAGTCGAATATCCATTCAGAATCCTCTTTGAGAAGTTATCAATAGATGTCTCGAATTTAAGATTTCCAAAACTTTCAATCTTAACATTCAATACATCATCCTGATTAACTTTCACAAATACCTTTCCAATTACTCTCTCTCTGATTTTTGCATGTAAATTTGTTTGAAATAAGTATTCATAATCACAAGTTTTATACATATTTCTTCCTCCTTTTCTCATAAAAGGAATTGCTTTTTTCGCGATTATTTATAGAATGCATGACTGATAGCGTATTTATATTCCATCTCGATTTCGAATATTAAATAGTTTATGGATTTGCGTACTAGGTATATATCCATGAGGTTTGCTTCCGTCTTAAAACTGAATCGACGTTCTGGATTTGTAATCTCGATGATAACCACTCCTGGATCGTCTTCTTTGATATAACAACACACATCACCCTTGAATTTCCTTTCTAATCTCGTCTGAATTTCATTACGAATAATTATATCTGTCATTCCCATTTCGTAAACTTCCTTTCATTAAATTTTTTCTTTTTCTCAAGTGCCTTACTTATTGCCAGATCAATACCCGACCTGCTCTTGAGATGGTAATAATACAAATCCTTGAACGGTGTATTAAGTCGATCTATCCGACCACAAGCCTGTTCCATAACTTTATAGCTGTAATTCTGTGAGAAGAATATAATCGTATCGGTCTTGATACAGTTCCATCCTTCACAACCAGCGGTGTATTGAACCAGATATATCCATCTTTTAGACTCCGGAACCGGCATATGCGCGTGTCCCGACCATTCGGCAATTTCATACCCTACATATCCATCATCGCTTAACACATGTAACAGCATTTCTCTTTCGTAATCGAAATTGTAGAATATAATAGCTCTAGGAGTTTTTTCAAGAAGTTCTAACAAAGCTACAATCCTGGATTCGTCTGTGTTTACGATTCTTCTCAGTACATAACATAAACCAGAAGCCTGTTGAATAGGTTCATTTTTGAATGGGTCCCATCTAGTTCGGATAGCTTCTTTATATTTCGGAATATCATACCTTACATAAATATCTTCATGATGCGGTACCGTGTGTCTCGTGAATTCAATGTCTATCAAGATTCTATTTCTCAGTCTTATCAGTCGTCCTGTATTTATATACCTCTCAACCTGCGGATACTTCGTAAATCGAGAATATATAATATGTTCTCTACAAAAATCGGTCTTGTTTTTGTAAAAACCATTTGCTATAAATACCGGAATATAATCCATCCAACAATCACCAGGTGTAGCTGATAATATGATCCAATTATTTGACTTCGCAATTTTAAGGAATGCCTTAACCCATGCTCCAGATCCACACACACGATCTTCGTCAAATATAAAGAAAGCCCCGCGAACTTCTGAATATTTTTTAATGTTATTCCAAGAATCGACAATCACAGTCTGACCAGGGTATAGCTCATTCTTTTCCGGTTTTGTCGACATCCTGTAATTGGCTAACTCGACATCCCATTCGTGAGAATCCCTTTTCATAGCAGTTGTTATGATGTACAAGTCCTGTGGATTCCGCATTGGAACGAATTCCTGGTCAATAAAACTTCCGCCATTCTCCTTAAAATAATAATAGAGGCCGGTTCTGCTTTTACCAGTTCCGACCCCTCCATTCAATATACAGCCATTCTTCATTTTACGAACTGCATCATGCTGACAAACCATTAAAAAATCATTCATTCTTCTTCCTGTAATTATATATGTAGATATACCTAGCAGAAACCCTTATGATGGTGTTCTCTGGAATATCATACTTTCTCCTAAAGTTTCCATATACCAGATCTGTATAACGAAGGAGTTTACTTAAAAAGCCATCATTGTCTCTACTTATGTATCGCTCAAATAACAGAATATCAGATATACAACATAAAATAGCTGCTGGTCTGTCATGTAAGTTAATTTTTATCCTTTTATCATAAGTCTTCATCACTTCTCCTCCGTCTCTTCTGGAAGATATTTCTTAAATACATCATTGAACCATCCGGCATTATTAAAGAAATATTTAGAAATTGCCATAGCAAGACCCTTCTCCGGATCAAAAGTATCCTCTTTTCCACACTTCACAACCGTTTTGGTGCCATCAGCCCAAAATACTATTGTGGCTGGATTGTTGAAGATAACTTTTTTAATTCTAACAAATGCTCTTTCTTTAGGTGATTTATACATTTTGTTGTACTCCTTTCTTTTAGTGGACTTCAGTCCTAAACTTCCGCTGAGTTTTATAGGCTCATCGAGTTCTTGTGAGCCAGATGTATACACATACCCTGTATCTATATTTCCAGATAAGCTGGATGATCTTCGACAAACTTCATCATCTAACATCTGTGCCTCAGTTCTTGGTAACCAGTTGGATGGATCTGTTTTTTTTTCCGAAACGTTCACTTGTAACATCATGGTTAAATACGACAGTACAGTTATTACACACAACATTTCCATCGCGAAATCTACAATTTTTACATGTTTTATTTTCATTCACTTTTAAGTAGTCCCCTTTCTTGTGCTACCCTCATTATTACCACCGCCTGTAACAACTCAAAATTAAATTTTTGACAACCGCGAGGTGGAACATACAATATTGTTTTACCATTTTTCTTCGCTTCATATATTTTACGAACAAACTCTTTCTGCAAGTCCGTTAATTGAAATTCACAGACTTTTTCTACAAATTCAACAATATCCATCTTTATTTCACCTCGCTTTCATTATTTAACCAATCGGAATGCCGGACGAACCCCGCCAGAGATCGAAGCGAGGCTGGAATACGCAATGCCGTCTCCGCCCACACTGGCAAAGCCAGCCCCATTCACGCTCGTTGTTAAGATATGCAACTCTATTTTTTATCAGTTTCATAAGAGAAAGCTGCTCGTCTCCATCCGGTTCAAAGTGCTCTCTGTCCCATTCGTCATCCCGTCCGAAAACCTGCCCAACAGTTGGAAGTGTCAAATCTGTAAGTCTCGTTTTCAATTCCACCGGAAAATTATTGAACAGATCATTGTCGATCCACTTTTTCAGATCAGATTCTTCATAGCCGCCAGCGTTTGTGTCATTTTCGTTCATCGGTCTCTCGGTGATGTAATCGTCAAAGATGAAGAGAATACTCCCATCAGTAACTTCATGGGCTGTTGCTTCGAATTCTCCCAGATCTTTTAAGTCGACAACGATTTTGTCTCCTACTTTCGTGCTTGATGAATCAAATTCAGGTTTCGGAATATTATTGATCCCTGGATACCGTCCAGATCTTGGTTTTACACCATAGTATGTCTGTTTAGGAGTATATTTTTTTACAAGTTCTTTAATTCCTGTTCTCTCAGCAACCTCATAAATTTTAATCATTGCTGCGTCATATTCAGCCGCCGTTGTTATATAAAGCATTGCTCGTTTCAATTCTTCCGGCGTCGCTTCATTGCTCAGCATTCTGCGAATAAGTTGTGCTGCGGTTAAGGTTTCCATTTTCATATTTTTCATCGTCTTTCCTCCAAATCTCATCAATGTATTTCGATTCTTTTAAACTTTCGAAGCGATTACTTCCTATTATAATGTGGTCTAAAACCTCTATATTAAGAAGATCTAGCCCTTTAACTACTTTCGCCGTGGATTGAACATCTTTTCTGCTTGGCGTAGGATCTCCGGATGGATGATTATGCATTAATATAATACTCACAGCATTCGCCAGCAGAGCTTTCTGAGCTATAGATCGAGAGTCCACGACTGTTGAATTTACTGTTCCTGAAGACAGTTCGAAAAATGATACGATTCGATTTCGATTATTCAGACAGAACATATATAAATGTTCCTCAGTTTTCGAATCAAATTTCAGAACTTTTCCAAGCTCATACACATTCTCTGGTGAAGTGAGATATCCGTTTAATTCTGGAAAATTCTTAGACCATTCAGAATATACGACCGCTCGCCCATCTGAATCAAGCCTTGTATTCAGTTTTGTCAATCGCATATTCTATTCCTCCACATAAAACCCATCTTTGAGCTTGGCTGCATACTGTTTATTCATAGGAGCTTCCAAGTTTCCTTTTGGACCATATATAAGTAATAAAGCTGTGATTTCTGTTCTTGTTAGATGCTTTTCTGCCTCGTAATATTTATATAAAATATCAATTACTCCAGGAGTCACACAGATTTTCTTACAGTCGAACTGACCAGATAATAACGATTTTTTCAAAAACTCCCCCGCAACTAATTCGTATAATTCAACAACTGAGCAGTAACACTCATCCTCGGAAAGTATTAAAGAATACGAATCTAACAATATAGCTTTTCCATAATACACATTGATAGGTTCTCCAGTATTTAAAATCTTAGCTTCGATACGTGCTGCTCTGCGCTCCTTACATTGCGTCAATTCTTTGAAGAAACAAACTTCTTCTACAACCATCGGTTCGCCCTCGAATTCACCAGTATTCATCGTGATAATGTTTCCGGGTTTTAAATTTTTGCATTCTTTTATAGTCATATGCAATCGCTCCTTATGCAAAATATAAATAAAAAGAAAGAGTCTCAGCTGAATAACTAAGACTCCCTCCTCAATAATCAATGTTAGTCTTTTAATACTGCGGCAAAGCAACAACAATAGATAGCCATATGGAGTGCGGCTTCTGTAGACTTTCTAATCGCTGTGCTAGTTGTGTCATCTTCCTCAATTGAATATACACAATCAATAGCTCTAAATACAGCTATACTCCCTATAACACTCTCAAATACGGTTGCTACTAATTTCACTTTGTTTTCCATCTTAAATTCCTCCTTTAGATTATTTTCTCATAATAGGAATAGAAAATATTCGCGACTACTCTTCCGGACTCTCTTCCTCGGCAAACTGAGCAGTAAATCTATCAATATTCTGTGTTACCTTAATAGACTGCAGGTATGCTGTACGACCTGATTTTTCATTTGGAGTACCTTTCTGAATAGTCCAGTCATACGGACGAATATCCAGATCGACACTGCTAATATCAATATCATCCAGCATTTCTACCGTTTCTTCTGATAATCTCTGATGCTTTCCACCTGATATCAAAAATACCTGCGGACCACGATTATTAAACTTCACTTTTACCCGAAGGGTAATAAATTCGTCTTCACCCTCATTGACGGACGGTTTAGCCTTTACATTCCAACCATCTTCAATGAGTCTATCTGCGATTTCACGGTTAGGAATTACCAGTAAGAAGTTTCGATCACCCTCACGGTTGTATTTACCACCCTCTCCTCTGAAATTTTTATACACAATTTTAGCGTCATCAATCTGTAAAATTCCTTTTGGTGCAAATGTAAGTTCCATAGTTCTTTAATCTCCTTTAAAATATAAATTTGTGTAAAATAAAAGAGGCTCAACATTTCTGCTAAGCCTCTAAATTCATAACAAGCGTTTTTTCAAATATTCATATAGTTCCTGTGCTTCAGAATACGATAACGAGGCTAACACCCATCGTTCTTCGCTTGTAGTTTCTCTATCTCTACATGCGATTACAAATGGTTTGTTATCCTCCATGGTGTCGTCGTACCAAATATCAAGATCTTTAAACATTGTTTCCACTATTTTCATAAAACCACTCCTTTCTTCTCATAATAGGAATAGTTTTTCACGCGAATGGTAATTCATCTGGTGCATCTTCTGGTATGCTCATAAAATCCGGCATTTTCTTCTCTGAAATATAAGGATCATCAGACACGAACCATTCGTAATCCCCATGCTTTGAGATAGCCTCGATTGCGTCATCAACCAATCTGTCATAATATGACCGATCAATTATATCTTCATTTCCATCAATTAAGCCAACGCCAGCTACTTTTTTCTTCTCTCCTGTCTCCGGATCTATGATTTCAACATCCTCGGCTCTCTTTAAAAACTGTTCTGACTCTAACCATCTATAGCCAGTGGTTCCTGTTGCAGCGTAATATTTTCCGTTCTGCTCTCTTACAAGGATACCACCACCTTTACCCGGTTTGATCGGACAGAATTCGCCAACCTTTCCGATAAATTTATAATTGTGACCGTCGGAAATATACTCTCGTAGACAACCAGCTTGAGGTTCAAACATTGTGTCCGAAATCTTACCCTTTTTATAATCACTTTCCAATTTATCAAGCTGTTTCTCGTATCCTGAAACATCTGGAAGATTTTCATTCATATCCAAATATAAAGCCGATTTTACCGAGAACACTTCTCTCATATCGTTAATGTCAACTGGTTCTTTAGTAAAGCAAGTTTTGAATACATATGGAACCGCAAACTGTTTTCCTGTAGCTGTCCAAGGATCGTTTTTATGTTTCTTATTATCCCCAGGTGCATAACCATAAAGAGCCATGCACTCATCCGGATCTTTATACTTGGCGATATAAACAGCATTGTTAACGAGACACATTCTGTCATATGTAGCCTCATGCTCAAATGTGTATCCATACCTCTTACCAAAGTCCATGACAAATTTGATGATTTCCGGTGTTGCATCTGGAATTTTAATCGAGTCGGTCTTGATGTGAGCGACAGTAAATCCTCTCTTCTGAACCTCATTCTTGAGATCAACCATGAACAGTGCTCCACGCTTCGCAACAATATTGTCTTTATTACGAATATCACGGAACGGATTATCGAAGTTGGCTGATGTTAAACCATAGACTGAGTTGATAGCCGTCTTGAGAGCATTAGCCAGATCTTTCGATGTAAGGATACCGTCTTTAACTTTCTGAATATGTTTCGTGAGTTTTCCATCAAGCATCTTATTCACAATATCCCACGCTTCATGTTTGATATTAACTCTACCTTCTACAATCTCGCGATATGCTCTTGTATATCTAACTCCAAACAATACCTCAGCGATTGTCGAATGTGGATGCATTGACGCAATATCAAGCAGAGCTACATTACCATACATTCCCAGTTCAGCATAAACATATCCACCTTCTCCAACCTCTTCTCCTCTGTAGATGGATACACCACCTTCATAACGATATCCTGGAAAATATGGGAGTAGAGAGCCAGCCTCGCCATGTGTTTGACTCATCATTTCCGGACACGCTTCAGAGAGGAATTCATATGTTTCCTCATCTAAGTCCATAACTGGCTCAGCTAAATTTCTGTAATGGAATTCGTTCTGAGGGTTGCGATTCTTACCAAATATAATCCGTGTAGTAAGAGTGTTTGTGGTATCGTTCACTGACATACCAGCGAGATCTGCAAGAATCTCTCTCGCAGTCCAATCTGACTGAAGATAATTCCATGCTGCTTCTGTAGCAAGAACGTCGTTATCACAATATTCTGCAACTTTCTGCCATAATTCTTCCGGAACTGGCTGATCCCACGGTAATCCAAGCTCTTGATGGTGAATTCCCATTTCAATCTCCAGCTTCTTCAGACTCTTTTTGTTTCCAGCTGAAGCGAAGTCGTAAATATCAGTGTATGAAATGTTATACGCCTCTCCAAATAAGACTCTGTTATTATCGCCCTTCTTTGAATTAATGATTTTCTGAGACAGATTATACAATTCAATATTCGAATGTCCCATCATACACGCATACAACATATGATTGTCATATCGCCGACAGTTAAAACCAACGAGTCTGAATCTGATGAGTTCCTCAATATCTTGAGGTTTTGGGTTGATCATTCGGACGATTGGTTTTCCTTCTCCCTGGATTTTCCAGTTCACTAAGAACAGGTTCGGGAATACTTCACAGTCGTAGAATATCAGTGGCTGATCGTCATTGTTCTCCGCTTCACCGGTATTCTCGGATTTGAATTTCATCTTGCTAACCAGCTTGATACAATAATCCGACTGATTCGTAGACTGTGCAGCAAAAGCATATACTGCATTTTTCATATCGGTCACGTCATACGGCATACCGCTATCGTAAGCCTCTTTCAATACCGCATTTATAAAATCAATACTACTACGAGTATTACCATGGAACTCTTTAGCGATATTTTTCTTAATCATTGTTCGAATCGCTTGTTCGTTTTTAAATCCTGTAATATTTATCACTTTTTTTTTACCCTCCTTTAAAGGAAGTCCTGAGCTAATTGTTGCAATATTTTCTTCGTTGCATTTTGTAAGCTTTCTTCGTAAGGAACTATTCCCCGAAAATACTTTGATCTCAACATCTTTGCCATACACTCGACTTAAAAGAGACGGATCACCTGTATAAATATAATGTAGGTGAATACCGCCTCCGCTTTTACTTAACTCAGCATATGTTTTCGGCCATTTACTAGCCGCTTCCAAATTTTTTTCAAACGATTTATTGCCATTCTCATCTTTGATGTCAAAATCAATAACGATGTGGTTTTCTGGAATCTTGATATAATGTAACTTGGATGTATCAAGATCAGATAACTTGGTATGTACCTTGGTCCAAGCCTTACTTGGCACCTCATTACTGGATGCATATTGAGCCGGATATTCAGCACATAACGAATCGAAAACTGACGGAACACCTTCTTTAAATTCCAACCAATTCTTCGATTTGATTACCTTTCCATTTGAAGATACAGATTCTTCAATCTCAAACTTATCCAATCTGAATCCAATATATCGGTCTCTAACCTTTGAATCTTCGCTAAAACCTCCATCAAACGTCCAGAAATAATTTTTAAGCTCTTCTTTGAATACCCTCTGCGAATATGGGTATTGAACTTTGGCATCATCGCAGTACGTTTTATACATTTCCCATGCAGTTTTTAGAGTTGTACCATCGTTCTTTTTAAACACCCTGAATGAATCCACAATGAAATTGTAGAAATCATTTGTAGCACTCATCATTAATGTAGGAACATATTTGTCATAAGCGTTCGGGTTATTCAAATACACCTGATGACAGTGATATGCGATTGCTCCAAGCTCGAAGTCTATTTTGTTGACTGCTTCCGTATATTCAACAAAATCCAATTTGTTTCCAGATGGTTTTACGTCAATCAAACGTCTGAGAAGACCAGATTTACTGTCTGTGATCTTAACCGGTTTGTTCGTACCCATTATCAAAAACGCATTGAACTTATTCGAATATGCAGATTTGAATTTTTCATTCACAGTCATGAGTTCGTGTGAAACCAAACTATTCAATCGAGTGTTATCTTCGATTCTGGATAAATCGCCATCATGCTGTATTGCAATCAGAGGGTTTGTTTTGAATGCCTCTAACGCAAAAGAGTTACTAGACGAACCCAATGCTTTCGCATCAAATACCGAATAGTAACCCTCAAATAATTTTTGTATGATGTTGATAACGGTTGATTTACCTGTTCCTGCCTCTCCGTACAACACTAGAAATTTCTGAATATTTTTAGAAGCTCCTGCGATTATAGCTCCTATAGCCCACTCTATTTTTTGTCTTTCTGTTGGAGAATATAAAGTGGACATGAGTTTTTCATATCCCGGATAATCACCTTCCTCTAATGGATAACAAAGTTTTTTACTCGCATAATCGCTTTTCTTCGTTTCCACATTTGAAAATATAAGCCTTTCATCCAGTGGATGGTAATTATCTCGCATTTGCTTTTGACAATATTTATGCCAAGCATCTATGGACCCTGAACCAGAGTCCCATAAATACTTAACAATTAATGAATCGTTAGATGTCTGTCGCAATTTGGTGTACTCTAATTCCAATTCATTATCGACAATATCAATTACATCCTGCTCGTCAGTTGACCATAAACCAAGTTCTTCAATCCAAACAGCATAGAAATCGCCACCTCTAATCATAAGATCAGACGACTTCTTTACTTTGAATTTCGGAAATATCTCAGTAATCCCCGTTTTGACTTGTCGAGTTGAAATTTTTACGAAATCAACCATTACATACCGTTTTCTCCTTTCATGCAATACTATCTAAATACCAGCAAAGCTGTGTCCAGATATCTTCTTCTCTGAGATCACCTTCGAATCCCCTAATTGTGAATAATCCACCTTTTCCATTTGGCTCGTAGTTCCTACTCATCATACGATCTACAACTCTATTGACGGATTCTTCATCATATACATCGTCTGTCATGCAACTTAATCCCATACTCGAAATCATCTGCCAGAACCACTGTCCCGTACGATCACCATATCTTGGATCATCCATGATGGTTTCCTCGCATCGAACAGCTAAAGCGATCATCATTTCCAACACAGAGCATTCTCCCTGTTGTAACGCTGGGTTTTTACAGCAATCTTGATCATCTCTGGCGAAGCGATATCTAAGATATATTCCGTCTTCCACACGGTTTTTATCTTTCTTCATTTTTCCATATCGAAATGGTATAGACTGAAGCTGTGACAATAACTTCGTATATGATATACCCTTTGCGAACCGACCGTTTGACACAATATCTACGAGCCAATCACAATACTGATCATATATCTCTTTAAATCTACTCATTAATCCTCCTCATCGTTGTTCGGATAAACGTCTGAATAATTTCTCGTATCCATGAGAATTTCATAATCCGTTCTCAGCCGATCATTCCTTACGAAAACAGAATCATCCTCATACTCACCGAAATGTGTTAAAGAATCCTCTCCAATAGTTTCATCAATATCATCAATTGGGTAGTCTGCTTCATCAGTTACTACTCCATCATTCCAAAACGTAAGACTTACTGTCTTATAATCGTTTTCAGCATATTCGTCTGGTGTAATCACGTATGGACTCATATCATCTTCCTCGCTTTCTTCTTTTTTCTTCTCGCCTACATTCGAATAATGTGTATAGCCATTTGTTTCAAGCTGTTTTTTCAACTCTTCAAGATCTTCCAATGTTGGTCTATATTCCTTGTCCTCATCGGAAACATTTGATTTTTTCTCTTTAAATGTATCTTTCACTGACTTGATTTCTTCGTCAGCGATTTTTTTATATCTTTCTTTGAGAATCCCCCAAGTAACCAGCGAACCCAACGCTACTCCTGCTATAAATGTAAATACATTTTTCATAACTTCTTTTCTCCTATACCAGATGTTTTACCAACGTATGACATGAATTCTTTTGATTTATAAATATAAATTGTTCCATTCATTACAAATCCCGGAATTTTACCCATCTCATATAATGCTTTTACTGTGTGGATTCCATAGTTCATCATAACCGCAGCCTCATCTAAAGTAACAAACCCTCTCATATTCTCGCCATCGAATATAAGTACATCTTCAAGATGATTCTCCAAGATAAACATGATTAATTCTCTACCAGTCATAACATAGTCCTCTCTAAATATATAGATTGTCGTATATATCCCTCCATGGATTACCAGACCCGATATTATCGAGTCCGGTCATTCACATCATATCCAGGATATTTCCGTCAACATTGAAGTCGAGGAGAATTGTTCTCTCGTAACCGTTTACGAAATTACGATTTGCTTCTTTGTTGACATCGTAGATACCGAAATCAACATAATTATCACCGATAGGATTTTTCTCATCATAAACCCAACCAACAATCTGACCCGCTTTTGTACGCTGAATTCCAAGCATATCATATACATCATTCAAGAACAGATAGCCGTTAGCTTTAAGTCTATCTGTTGCTGCGTCCTGCTGTCTTCTCAGGAACATCAGATTCATTTCTGGATCTTTTGTCCATCCAATACATCCATCATCGTAAAATTTAGAGTATGGACTGCATAAATTCGGATCAATAACTTCTACGTTTTTTGTTACAGTCTGCTCGTTACCATTCTCATCAGTGATAACCTCTTCAACCTCTTTAGCCCGGATATTATACTTGAGTTCGCGATCCAATTCTTCACCGAATCTCTCAATAACTCGTCCTCGATAATCCTTGAAACTCTTCTCAACTGCTGAATATGCTGCCGCGAGAGCCACATTTCTCTTTCTAAGAATGTTATTTGATTTCAGAATTGCTGCAATAGATAAGCCACCAAGAATTACAGATGGAGCATACAGTTTCGCCAGTTTGATAGCTGTCTGTGTATACACGATGACCAGATCTTTCTTCCCGTCTTCCACTGTATAATCTTCTGGAAGTTCTTCCGGATGTTCCATAGCATGATGAATGTCCTCAACAGCCTCTCTTGAATCATCAAGAATACCGCTGAGTTTCGTAGTAGCATGACAAGCCATCACAGCACTCGCAATTACGCCTGTGACACCTGCAGCAATGAAAATTTCAGGACTATGCTTTTTGAGTTTGAATCCTGCTTTGTTTACCATTTTATTTACGCCATTTAAAATTCCGATTTTTTTCATGATTAATAATTCTCCTTTTTGAATTCTTCAATTTCTTTTACAGACATCCCGTCAATACCGGCAGACTCGCTTGAATCCGTATGTATGAAATACTCACTATTCTGTGGATACATATATCGAAACATACAATAATTTGCGGCATCCGCAAGATATTCGAGATTACCCGTTTCCTCAAACGCTTTTATACATTTCTTTAACGATCCGATAGCATCAACATTTCCTGATACGAAATTTCTCGATGCTTTTCCATATTTAAAGAAACTCTGGACGACGAGAGCCTTTCGGATCTCATCGAATTTTTCACTGTAGTCAGTTTTTAAAATGTTTTCTGTCACACTATCCATATTTTCTCCTATTCGATTAATACTGCTTTCGGTAATTTAAGCATATATCCACCGTCGCGAACTCTAACTGCTTCTGCAGTACGGAGACTGCCAGTCCAACCATATTTGTTATCTGTATAGTTACAGCTCATACCAACAAGATCATAGAGATCGGCTACTGATACGACTCCGTAATCATCCATCAAGTCATCCATTCTGCTAAGCACTTCCTCAGCCTCACCTCTTGAATCAAGGATAATATCGTCGAAATCATATCCGATTCTTCTACGCTCTGAGCCTCTATCATCCCTGCGTCCGCTTGTTGAATAATTGCGATAATTTCCTGAACCTGATCTCTTACGATCTCTAGTATCGCCATACAGCATCATATCTGTACTATTCACGATGATGTCTGATAAAGCTTTCTTAATGGTTGGAATAAGTACATCCAAGAAGATGTAAGATTTAACATTCGATACATCTTCTGAAATGAACACATCCTTAAATTTACTCATTTCACTTTTCTTTTTGGTCCTAACCTTTCCCGTGACAACCTTGTCTACTTTCTTGGCTCTTTTTTCTTCAGCTTTTTTAGCTTTATGAGAATTTGCTTTGTATTCGTTCATAATTTTCTCCTTCTTAATCAATCATTCTAATTTTTCCAGGTAAAGTAATTCTGGTTCCCGCGATACGATTGTTTCCTCTTTTGAACTGATACGTTAAGTTACTTCTTGCTTTCTTATCTGAAGGGGCCACAGTCTCCCCTTCCCAATGATCAGTAAGAAGAGTGTTAAATTCCATCACCGGACCTTTGTACAAATACCTCGGCATATGTATCACCCCTTAAAAGAAAAAAGAGAAATACCTTGATTTAGGTACTTCCCTTTTCAGAATATAAATTAGTTTTCTTCAGATGTCGTACTATCTGATTCTACCGACTCGGTGTCAACCTCCTTGTATTCGCTCTCTGCAACTACATCATCCTCGGTGTCGTCTTTGTGTCCAGATTTTGCCCCCAAAGCATAGCCGAATAATGTCAACGCCGCCATACCTGAAACTTTCAGGACGGTCGGTCCGTATTTCTTTACTCCTTTCTTTGCTTTACGTGCAAAAGCCTTGACCTTAGATTCTTCTACAACGTCATCCTCGAATTCTTCAACTGTATCATCGAACTCTTCCTCGGAAATTGTTGTAACCTCGTCGTTCATTTCATCATAGTTTTTCTCCATCTTAATTTTCTCCTTTCGGTTTTTATATTCTTTCCATAAAAGTCAATGTATTTTTCGCGACCTACATAAGTTTCGCAAAATCATATCTGGGTGCGATAAGATACTCAAGTGTAATACATGGTCGTCCATCTTCGGCAATCCTTGAGCCGTAAGTGATTTCAAGAAGACCATCGTCTAGGTTCCAACCAAGAATATCCCCCATTTCAGTGTTGCTCAGACCGATTTCATTATAGAAATCATTAAGCGCAGCATACATCTCGTACACCATAATTTCATTGATCTTATTGACCGCAGCTTTTATCGAATTGAGATCTGACTCGAAATATCTTCCGGAAATAGCGTCGTAGCATAACTGGGTACCAGTCCCCGTGATAATTACTTCTTTATTCGTAATCGGATCATCGTGGAGTTTTTTCTGCATAACTTTTTCACCAATCTCTTTGGCTTTTTCTTCTCCGAGGTCATCTCTAATAATGTTTTTATACTCCATCAGAGCTGTTTCGGATAATTTATAAGCAGTTGCCAACGCAGCGTTTCTTTTGGCGTTCACTGAATGGGATCCAAGTATACAGGCTACAGATGCAACTCCGCTAATTGCAGTAGGAATATAACATTTCCATACTTCTTTGACTGTCTCTTTAGGCGTCAACGGTTCATCTTTCTCTGCTTCAGCCTGCTCGATGAGTCTGAGAGCTTTCGGTGTTGCTTTTACTGCCAGGACAGTTGTTGTGATTCCACTGGCTATACCAAGTCCTAACAGAATTTCTGGACTACGTTTGCTAACAGTCCTTCCAACTGACTTGATAATACTTTTCAATGTTACTTTACTCATTGAGTTCTCCTTTCATAAACGAGAAAAATAAAGAGTCCTGATTAGGACTCCTTACTATTTTCTTCGATGTAGTTTTTTAAGTTTTCTTCATTCTGTTTCTGCATCTGTTTATCCGCAGCCCAGCTTGTAGCGATACCTCCAAGTGCTACTGCCACCCAACCAGCTACTTTAACCAGATTAAACATATCGAATTTATTTTTCATAAAACACATCTCCTTTCATAATAGTCACCGTAATTTTTGCGAATCAAAAATAACCAATCTCAGCTTTCCTTGGTGCAAAAGGTAAATCCAAAATATAAAACTCTGTACCATCATCAAGTTTCGCTTTGAAATGATTAAATTCAATCCAGAATTCACTTTCATCCATCGGTTCCCATCCCAGATCATCACCCCACTCAACTGGATCAAGACCGAAGAAATCGTACATTTCGTTGATTGTCGCGCATCCTCGGAGAATGTAATTTCGATTCAGATGGTATTCTGCTGATAATATTTGCTCTAAAGTTGCTTCAAAGAACCTCTTCGAATATTCCTCATACCATAAGACAGGTTTTCCAGAACGATCATCCAACGACAAATCAACATTATCAAACATATACGAAGCCGAAATATGAACTTCTTTCGCACGATCAACGGCAATAGCCTCAATAATCTTGTGATCCGTCTCTTCGCCATACATCTCAATTACTTTTCTTCTGTAATCTTTATAGCTTTGGTCAAGTAATGCATAAGCTGAAGTTATGTTTGCCTGTTTATTACGACTTAAAACATTGGCCGACATTATACAAGTGATTGTGGCAGCACTTACCAAACCTACGGGTAAATACGTTTTGAATCCTATTTGTGCGATCTCCATTTTAGATAGCTTTGATCCTTTTTCTTCTCTGGCATCATCGAGTAATTTAATAGCTTTTGGTGCCGCTCTAGCCGCCGTAATAGCTGTGGCTACAACGCCGATAGAACCCATAACAGATAAAATAGTCCCCGCGTTCTTTTTGATGAATAATTTTGCATTCATGTGCATTCTCCTTTCATGTCATGGTACTTTATTAAAAACCAAAAGAAACAGTGCAGGATTTGAACCTACATTCTTCACATATTATTGTGCTGCTCTACCCAGAATGAGCTACTATTTCTTTATCATAATAGAAACTGTATTTTTCGCGAAAAAAAGAGGAGTCAATAATGACCCCTCAGTTGTTGTTCTTTTACTTCTTATCCCCATATGTTAAAATCGCATATACGAGTAACCCAGATAAAATCGCAATTACTGCTGGCATTCTGACTCCTCCTTTGAGATTTCTTCTTCGTTAGAATCCAATAAGATACCTCCGATTAAGTAACCTACTCCATAGCCGATAAACCATATTGCTGCCAGGAATAAAGCATAGACTTTCCAATGCTTTTTACGCCATTCACAATATGGTTTCCACACCATAGTTTTGTACTCTTTCATAGCTTTTATCATCTTAAATTCCTCCTTTAAAATATTTTCTCATAATAGAATTTGTAAAATACGCGAAAAGCAAGAGCCATTGCTGGCTCCGCCTTATTTCTTTCTTTTAATTAAATGTCTGATAAGTGCTATTATTAATCCGACACATACAATCACATCACCGAATACTATTATACCAGCGATTCCGGTTATTCCTAAACCAATAATCACCACAATAACAATTCCAATGAATAACATTGTTAATAAAGTTAATAATATCATATCTACATCCTCCTTTAGTTTTTTCTCATAAAGGGATATGTATTTTACGCGAAAAGAAAGAGTCCCGGTTAGGACTCAATCTATTCGTGAAGCATTAGGTAAATTAAGTTTGTATATCAAATGAAAACCCAAATATGTCGGTATTTTTATCATGATAAAATCTTTTCTGTTTATAGGGTGTTTCCAACCTATTTTAGTATCTGAAAATACTGCCGCTATTCCAAACAAATCTTTAAGATCACAAACAGTGACAACTCCGTAGTCTCTTAATAGATCATTCCACCTCCTTATAAGAGTATCACGATTCCATACATAGTATTCATTCAAATAAGATGTATCCATATACCTTCACTCCTTTCTCACAATAGTAAATGTAATTTTCGCTAAATATCTCTTCTATCAAAACACGTTTCCCAGCGTTCTCGCTTCATCGGTTTTATCCTGAGACCCCACATGATCTGACGTATGGATACCGTCGGATACAATCCTTCAACACATTCTCCGGAACGCTCATCAAAGAATTTTTTGAATTTTGGGTTCAAATATAAATGGTCCACAAGCCATGGATCTATCTCTGTCCAATAAGTGGATTTTGAGTCCGGAATGTAACGCTGCTGAATAACTGCTAAACCTTTTCGTCCTATCTTATATAAAGTACATCTGCTATATACAGGATGATCACATTGATAAATCACACCATATATGGATGTGTAATATTCAGGCTTGTTATAATAGTATTTCATAATATCCTCCAAAAAGCGAAAAAAAAAGAGCCTATGTCGGTAACATAAGCCCTTTTGGAAATTATTATTTAATTTGTTGGCACATTCGCCAATTTCTGAGTAATTCTTGTTTGTACTTCAAGATAATAAGATAATTCAGCATCGTTCAAATTATCATTTTCAAGATCATCGAATTTCTTAGTCATGTCAGTATATTTTGACATATAATCAGCATAATCTGCCATCATTGATACCACATCATCTGACTCTGAATATTTTGTCATAAAATCGCAGTAGTCATTCATGAAAGTTTCATAGCTATCAATTGCTTCTTTAATATCTGGTCTAATACTATTCGAATCAGTGGATGCCTCAGTTGTTGACGATTCTTCTGCCGGTGCTTCAGTTGGTACCACGGTCTCTTCGATGGTAGATGTGTCTGAACTATTGTCTGCTTCGTTATTCAATTTGCTAAGCCCTATAGCCATAACATTATCGTCACCTAAGAACAGAGAAAGATGATATCCGTCAGTACTATTGGCATAATAACTAACGTCGGATTTACTGAAGTCCACATTAAAACCAGCGTCGGAACATTTGTTTATGTAATTGTTAAAATCGTCTGTGGACACGTCCGGTATCTCAACTGAAATTGAATCATCATGTTCCCAATTTATTCGTCCAACATCTGAATCAGGTTTCGGAAGCATCTTGGCAACTGTCGTGTTAGTTGGCCAATTCAAAGAGCTGTGAAGCTCTGTTTTTTCTTTAGCCTCATACTCTCGTTGACTTTTTGTAGCCGAATATCTGGCAAAAGCAACCAATGCTACGAAAAGAATAACTACTATAAGTAAGATTCTTCCAATTATTCGACCTATACCGCCCTTTTTCTTAGGTTTTTTCTCATCCATAAGCTATTTTCTCCTATCTCTTTATATTGTAAATCCAACAAATATTATAGCACAAAACCAAATAACTGTATATAAAAATAAAAACGAAGACGCCAAGTTTCCCTGACGTCCCGTCTTATCATTTTTTGAAGAATTTTGGTGTAAGAACCTTTCTGATAAATTCTCTACCAGCATCCGAGGTAAATGATCCAGTCTCTTCAAACTTGAATGTGCCTTTAGTCCCCCAAACAACTAATGCTATATAAGCTGCAACCTCGCCAATCGTTAATCCATACTTAACAATACGATCGTTCTTATCAGCATCCATCTGACGAAGTTTTAAATCTGTTTCCACCTCTCTGGCAACATTTTTCAACTCGTAGTCTGTGACGATTTTTTCGATCTCGATTGCTCTGTCGATTAATTTGACAAGACTATCAGCTGTAGTTTTGTATTCGTCTGTACCTATCGACTCATCTTTCAAAGCTGTAAATTCATCCTGAATCTCCTGATGTAATGCCTTTCTCAATTCATCCATTTTGAAGTTCCTCCTTTTATTTTTTCTTCATAAAAGTCCTTGTTATTTTGGCGAATCTTCTTTTCTGAGGATAATAAATTTCTTACTTACGCACCCAGGACCTTCTTGCTCGATTCTGATATTAATTTTATAAAACCCCGTTTTTTCATCGTCGACCGGTTTCATGTAAAAATATCCGTGCATACATCTGAAATAAAGAATCACTGTACAAAACAGAAAACCTGCACCAAATCCTAAAAAATAACACATCATAGATACCATAACAAATTCCTCCTTTATAATTTTCACGCTATCACTATATCTTGAAACACAGTAACCTGCGTACTGTTTTTAAGCTAGATTAAAAATAAAAGAAAGAGCCCTGATTAGGACTCCATCTTTTCAAATACTTCTTTTGTATAATATTTTTTGAGACATCTTTCTTTTTCGTATTTAGCAACCTTGGTTATAATTTTGCTCATGAAATCATTATTCTTAGATAAGTCTTCTAACAGATCCGAAGGTGTATAATCATTCTCACATGCTGTAAGTAACCCTATCGAGTATCCCTTACCTATTGCGAACCATGCTTCGGTCAATCCACCCACAATACCTACAATAACTCCTGCTTTCATAATTTTATTCATTTTATTGCCTCCTTTAAAAAATTTTTCTCATAATAGTCAATGTGATTTGCGCGAAAAGTGAAAGTCCTTGTGGACCTCACTCATTTGATTGTCATAAAACACGGTATTTTGAGTTCTTTCTTTTTTGGTTTCAATGCTTCATTTTTAGCTTCTGCCATAGCATACTGATAAATCATAGCTATCTCATCCTGGTAAACGCTATGTACTAACTTGATCAAGCTATCAAATTCTGCTTCTGAATTTGTTTTGCTTTTCAACTTATACGCTGCGTCTACCATTTTGGTATATTTCTCAGTTGCTGTTGTTACTAAAGCCATAAAATTTGTTGTCTCCATTTTAACTTCTCCTTTATGTTTTCATGTTTTTCTCCATAAAGGTGGATGTAATTTTCGCGAAAAAGAAAGAGTCCAATTAGGACTCAATCTTCTGTAACAATTTTTACGTTTTCTCTGTAATATTTAAGAAATTCTTCCCTTGTCATACCACAACGACTCGCTTTAAATGGATTAAAACCTTCTTTAACCTCGTAGTGACATTTCACATGATCTGATCGTTCCCATTCACTTTCGATAATGAATTCTTCCCACGTGTGATCGCTCCATGCCACAAAAACGGAATTAAAACGTTCATGTCTCATTGCTCTCGCGAATATTGTGCGTTTTTCATTGTTCATAACAACATCCTCCTTAAAATATTTTCTCATAATAGGAGTTGTAATTCACGCGGATCCTATTGACCTGCTCTGTCGTCATGCTATATAATAAAAACAAAAAAGAGGTGTTCCTTATGATGACAGAAGAAGAACTCAAAAGAGAGCTTGCCGCTGGCAACCCTGTATGTCCAGAATGTTGTGATGCCGTAATGGAACTCGAATATGACTCAAGAGGAGATAGAGTCTTTGTGTGTCCAGAATGCGGGTTTGATATCGAAGAAGATGTGTATGGCTACCCAACATTTGCTCTATATGCTAGAAAATATGGATACGTTCACATATATCAAGATGATTACGAGGACGAACCTGATGAGGGATGTATTGCTTGTGGAGGATCATATCCAGATTGCAAAACATCCTGTAGCAGATTCGATGATTAATTGACCAAAGAGATTGGCAGATATGTCAGTCTCTTTCTTTATTTAATATCCAGAAGAATTTTCTGTAAGCTAAGTAATATACTTCCTTACAACACGGTATACCCATTTTGACTTTTAAAGCATCGTATGATAATCCCTCGGTCACACCTCTTACTATGTACGGAGCCAATTCCGGATCTGTTTTCTCCGCTGCTCTCCAGATCATATCCATTCGTTCTGAATAAAACGCTTTCATAATCCCTATTCTCTCAGTCGGATTCGAAATGTGTTTCGCCTTTCCAAATGTAGCCAAATCAGCCGGTCTACTGAGTAATCCGTCAATAGCTTCATATGTTTTCTTCCATATCGGATATTGTCTGCAAAAATGCTTCAACTCATATGTTCTATGTTTCTCAAGCCAATATGGATTTTTCTTAGATACTTCTGATCTTATCGTAGTTCCCATCATCTTCCCTCCCATATATAACCAGTCTCTTCGAACAGTTTTTTCGGCGAAATATAATAATTTATTCTTCCAAATTTACTATTCATCTGTTCTATGGATACTACCGGTTTCCCGTTTCGAGTAGCTGTACCAATGTTTAAATATCCGGTAATTAGTCCAGCTCGAACCCATGTCGCATCCTTACCATAGACCTTTGCAGCGACTGCGACCGGTACCGATCCAGTTCCAAATACTATTGAATCCATTTTGATTCCTCCTTTCGAAATGTTATTCTAGGTTAGATATGGTGATTTGTTAAAACAAAAACGGGGAGATGTTAAGGAGCTTTTTTCTCTTTTCGCCAACGTTTCATTGTCATTTCTGATGGATAATCCTCAAAACCAAGAGTATCTGAATCTATCAGACCTTCCACAACGCCATCTATAATATCAGCTTCGTAATGTTTATGAGGATATATGTTGTGCGGTAAAATTCGAACAGTATGTCCACATTTTTCACATTTGAGTTTTTCAACTAAGACTTTTTCTTTCACGCCACCTTTTCTTCGAACAATTCTCCATACAACGTCATGATGTCTCAACTGTCCATTACATTTCTCACATCGTCCCAATTTTTCCATATTTTATCTCCTATCCAATAAGTTTTGCGTAAAAAATATTAAATAAGAATGTATGTTCAATTCAATAGGGAATTACTGGTAATTATATTGGAAAATATTTCCATTGACATATTCTGGAAAGGTGTGTATTATTACCTCACAAAAACGAAAGGAGTCGATGTTATGTTAATCAAATGTCCGGAATGTGAATTGCAGATCAGTGATAAGGCTTTGGCTTGCCCTCATTGTGGACTGCCACTCAAGAAAGAGGTGACCAAGAAACGACGTCCAACAAAAGGACGAATGAAATTACCAAATGGTTTCGGAAGTATTACTGAAATAAAAGGTAGAAATTTAAGGAACCCTTTCAGAGTTAGAGTTTGTGTTGGTAAAACACCAGAAGGACGACCTGTGTTGAAAGCGTTAAAACCAGAATCAATGTTCAAGACATATAACGATGCATATGCTGCCTTAATGGAATATAATAAAAATCCATATGATCTCAACCTGGATATCACCGTACAAGAACTGTATGACAAATGGACTTCTGACTATTTTGCAAATATAAAGGAAGCCTCGCAACGCACTATTATGTCTGCATGGGCGTACTGCTCATCCGTTTATTCAATGCGAGCTAAAGATGTACGTGTCAGACATATAAAGGGATGTATCGAGGAAGGATTTCGTATCGAGACTCGTGGTAAAAAGAAGGGGGAAAAGATTCGCCCAACAGCTGATATGAAATCACGTATTAAATCCATGTTCAATCTCATGTTTGATTATGCCGTTGAGTATGAGATAGTTCCTACGAACTACGCTAGAATGTTTGAATTATCAGACGATATAGTGGTTGAGAAGGAAAAGAGTAAAGTCCCTCATATCGTATTCACAAATGAAGAAGTCGAAAAGTTATGGGATAATGTTGGAAAAGTGAAATATGTTGACTGGATAATCATTCAATGTTATATGGGCTGGCGACCACAGGAATTAGCTACTCTCCAACTCGATGAGGTAAACATTGATGAATGGTATATGCAAGCCGGAATGAAGACAGATGCTGGAAAACAGAGAATAGTTCCAATACATACAAAAATAAAAGAACTTGTTATGAATAATTATAAAATCGCTACTGAGCTCGGAAGTGAATATCTATTTAATGATAAAGGTCAGACTCATGCTGGATCTTATAAGGTAACTTATGATAAATACCGACATAGGTTCGAAAAAGTCATTAATCAGCTCGGCTTAAATCCAGAACATAGACCTCACGATCCTCGTGTGACGTTTGCCACTAGATGTAAGAAAGCGGGCGTCGATGAATATGCACTCAAAGAGATGATGGGACATACGGTTAAAGATATAACAGAATCTGTATATACAGTTCGAGATGTCGAATGGCTGCGTGAAGATTTGGAAAAAATGCAATAGAAAAGGGAACTGCTCACTTAGAACAGCTCCCTATAAATTTAGCAATAAGTTGTCAAACGCGAGTTGTCAAACAGTAGTCAAACCATTGTCAAACGACACGCTTTTTACCACCTTTTAACACTATTTTATACTACCAAAATCGGCTAAAATTCGGTATTTCTTAGAATTTACCTGCGTCAGCAGCTTCCTGTACGGCAACTGCAAAGTAGGTAAAATCAATACATACCGGTTCAATGTTGTCAAATGACAGACAAGTAAATCACAATTATATACCGTTAATCACCATTATTTAGTTCTAAGTTAAGCAAACTATATCACTTTTTCAATCTCGTTTCAAGGCAAAATTAAGAGGCCCTGTCGTAGTGACGGAGCCTCCATTTTTGATTATTTATCGACTAAAAATTCCTGCAGCTTATCTCTGGTTTCTTTCATCTTCTCAATACCGTTACCAGTGACCTCATGATTTATGATGACCAACAGACACTTTAAAATCATTTGAGTAGACTCCTCAGAATCTTTCAGCCTGCGATTATCTTTATCAAGAAGTTCGGAATGTCTCTTAACGACTGCCTTCAAATCATCACTTGGTTTTCGCAGTTCTTTGATAATCTTCCACATCCCCCAGAGACCACCTATAAGCGTACAAAGCCATATAATCTGATCGGATGTTATCACAAATCCGGTTGTTGGCATCATTCATCCTCCTCGGAATCAATTGTATTCTTACCTTCAATAAATGATTTGAACCCCTGATGTAACCCGGTAGAAGCCAGACCCATAACGGCTCCGTATACAATGGATTCCACTGACGGTTTATTCACTACGGCATTCATCACCGCACCAACGACAGCAAGGATAACCGGAATGTCATCGTTTGAAATCCATTTTAAAAAAGTCGCGTGTTTGATGATATATCCAACCACCAGACAAGCGACTACAACTACAAGTACAAAATGTTCAGTTAATACTGTAAAATCCATAATATAATCCTCCTTAATTTAAACACCAATAACATGACGTAATACGAAAGCCTTGCTATTCAATTTTATACCACTTGACGAAGTGGTATTTTCATTCATATTATTTGAATTACCTTTTATTTCGGTATCACTTATGTATAAATACTTAGTTCCGAAAACACTTAAATCAGCGTTACCAAGAAAAAACGTATGACCTCCGCCAGGATGGGTAGCCACTTCTTTTTTCGGGATAAAATGACATGAGAAGGTGTGATCCACGGCTCCACCATTAACATATCTTGAAAACACAAGAACGATTCCATTAGCCATAAGACTTACAGGTGCCTTCAAACTGATTGTATGATTATCTGACATATATAACACACCGGACCATAGCGTCATCTGATCATCACCATATCTGCACCCATTTATTTCCATAGGGCTTGATACAGTGGCTACATCCGGAAATATGGTAAAATTATTTATCTTTTTACCATCTCGAACCTTATATTTAATAGAAGCCGTATTAACATCACTCGCATCATACGATGCCGATATTACCTTATCTTTCTTCTTGTTATTGACATCTATACAAGCATTATACGATCCGGTGTCAGCTGTTGCTTCAAATCCTGCATACTGGTAATCGGATTCTACGGCTGATACGTCTACGTACTTATTACCTCTCACAGAAATCCATTCTGATAAGATTTCCATAATATTCGTATGGTCACTATCGTCCTTATTGAATAAAATCTTACCTAAACCATTACAGAGTGAGATAACTGCCTTCGGATTATCCTTACCAAGCTCGATCAGTGTCTCAGCAAAACTCGCCAGAACCTTATCACCTTCGCGGATGTCAATTTCATCAGCTCCGATAAGTACATTCTTTTTAAGTTTAGAATTTCTGAGATCTCCAACGATCAATCCCAAATCATTGAAACCGAGGTAATTGGCTGCGGTCTTACCGGCTTCTTCGGCATCTTCCATTCGCGCTGCAGGGGATGATGTGTTACCCATTACAATAGCGGAGTGATTTGAGATATTTACAATAACCCTTTCACCGATTTTCGTATTGACAGTTGTAGTGAATGGGGTGATAATATCCGAGCCATCCAGCTTAACATAATTAGAACCACCGCTTTCCACGATGGTTCCGTATCGAATATTTGGTTCTTTTTTAGCCCTATTATCTTTCGCAGCTTTTACAAACTGGTCTATAACTTCTTTTGATAAACTCATTTAATCACCTTCTTTCAGACGGGCTCGTCAATTAGGATGTCTGATGTTTCAACTCCTTGTTGCATTTTTTGAATCAATTGATACAGGGCATTTCCAAATTCTTCTGGAGATCCGGTATAACCTGCCTTGGTAGCACCAATGTAGATGCTTCCAGCAATATCTACTTTCACACCATTAAAATCTGTTATCATTATCGTTCCAGAATCTGTAATATATAAAGCATTACCGATCAGCTTTTTATCTTTTGCAAGTTTTGCTTCAGTTACCCGGCAGATTTGCAGGAAACTATTGGACGGTTCTTCTCCACGGATTACAATGTTTTCCTCATTAACATCGTAAAGATACATACCTCGGATAGATGTCTTGTAATATTCTCCCGTACTGGTCTGACATCCATTTGCTGTATTTGTGAGGTTTATATAACCGTCTGTTCCTGTTGCTGACTCTGGTATTGTAAAAATATATCCGGGTCTATCATCTCCATAAATAGAGGATTTTATTTTATATGTTTTTGGTATCCATTTGTTGCCTCCTGGAAAATAGATACGAAACGCAACATTCGCACCGCCTGAATTGTTCTCATAAGAATCAAAACCTAACTCATAAGTATGACCCGCTTTGAAAGTGCCATTTGGAAATATCCAACGTAATCCTGACCAGTCTGCAAAATCATTTGGCTTATCCCAGATAATATCGAAATCATAATCATCGATCTGGTTCACAGTATAGCAGATTTTAAGATTGTTATTGTTCGTAGCCGCATCCAATTTCGGGATCAGGTTTGTGTACCAGTCTTTTGTAATATCTTCACCATATTCATCTATATCAACAACATAGAAATTGGATAGTCCAAACGTCTCTCCTACGGCTCCATTAAAGCAGATCCTAACTTTCCATATCTCATCCTCCGTATCCTCTGGAATTGTCACAGTTCGCACGCATCCATAGAAATTGTTCCCGTAATAGGACGATACTCCATTCATATTTATGCTTTTTGGCATATATGTCCACGACACTGGTGCAGGTTCATATGCGTTGAAGCCCCATGAATAACCATTCGTAGCATCCACCGTAAAACCAAATTCCAATGTATGCCCTTTTTTATCGGTGATATCTACTTCAACATATGCGTTGATCTGGGTAACATTCAGTCTTGTCAAACGTATACTGTTTGTCTGGTAATCTACCATATCGACTGTTGCGATTCCTGTTTTCGCAGTAGTTTCCAGATTTTTTATGAAATTCTGGGCAGAAACATAATTGGTCAGCACCAGCTCCTTCCCCCAGTCATCGATCATCATACGATGATAAATGTTCGCGGTAGATTTTGCCGAAGTCTGTATCTCTTCTACATTTTTTTCAATAGACTCCAGGCGGTAATCCGTCTCATACATATATTGTGAAGAGCCTTTGAACAGATTCTTGATGCGGACACCATCAACATAAATAAAAACCTTGTTTAAGCTCTTTAGATTAACAGTATCCCCCGGGGATAGGTTACTTCCCCGGATCACTTCCAAAGTATGCCCATTTGCACAGAGTTTATAATGTCCTTTCTCTACCCGCATGATGTTATATTCCTCATCTTCTGGTATCAGCAGTTCATCAAAAAAGGCAGGCATATCCCATGTACGCAATCCATTCAGATCAATGTAATGGGCTTTACAGCAAAGGCTGTCACATACGAGATATGTAGCCAGTTCGTAGAACTCTTCATCCGACAATTCTTCACCGGCACCTGTACCATACAGGTAATCATTGATCACAACTTTTGCACCGATTTTGTCATACCAGTCCTGGTAATAATTCCATACACTTTCCGTACCATTCACATGACGCCACAGTGGTCTCTTTTGAAATCCAACCTGAGAATGCGTACTTTCCAGAAGCATATAATCGTCCGGCCCTATGGAAGAAGGCAGGCCATTCGGATTTGCTGTGCTCACAGTATCAGCGTACCAATCCTCTGACAGCTGATTAGGAAATGCCGCAAGTCCTTTTCCATGCGTATAATTCACTAGCTGAATATACTTTTCTCGCAATACTTTAGAAAAACCCTGATTGATTCTTCCTTCTTCTGTCTCCATACCGGCATCATCATAAAAACATCCATCAAGAGATATGCCCCCTTCGTATAGATCAACATATTTGTCTTCTGTATGCTCTACACCATTGTCATCTGTCCAGGTATAGGTTTCGATGAATTCTCTCTTTCCACTTTTTGTACCGCCAATATGTGCAGCATACTCAAGCAGTTGGAATATTTCCCATTTCGTATGGATACGGACAGCTCCGGGATGTTTTGAGGCTTCCGCTTCATCCCAATAACCACCTTTCCCAAGAATATGGCTCCAATCACCATCTCTTCTCCAGGAAGCAATCGTAATATAGTAAAAGATTTTGAGATCTGGATTCAATGCACGAGCTTTTGCGATGATTCCCAATTGACGTTTTTTATCTTCTTCCGTAAAACTTCCAGCATACAAAGTTCCACCGGCAACTACGATTTCGTTTTGGGCGATAACTGCTGCTGCTTCATCATCATTTTGACCATAGTCATAGAAATTATGGTACCACAGGCAAGCCTTACCAAGCTGTCTGCGTTTTCCTTTTCTTTCGTCATACTGAACTTTGTCCAGCACCTCATCCAACCTGGTACCTTCATCGTCAACCTGGATGGCGTGAGACTCAATCAAGGGAAAATCCTGGTTGTTGGCCTGTGTGATGCCCGAGATAAGTTCTACAGATCCGTTGTATTTTGCCATGTCTACCCTCCTATGTTACCTTGACTGTTTTCTTTCCTATATTGCTGTTATCTGACCGGTAGACTGTATATTCTTCCGTATAGCCGCTCAGATTCATAAAATCAAGTGTGCTTACCTTTGCAAAGCCACCATCGAATCCACCAACATTAAACACTGGTGTCCCGTATCTGGACGGAAGGGCATACCATACATACTGATCTGCCCCGCTGTCTATAGTAAATGTTTTTGTACGGTTCGCCTGCAGGGATCTGGTTAAACCCCGGATGAATGCACTGTCCAGTTTTGCGGGGTTACTAGACACACCGTAATAGATTCCATTAAAAAACAATATCGCTGTTTCCCCATGTACCATTTTGCCCTTTTCGTCGGTGACGACAATCGTGAATGTGTGGTCTGTTGTTATCGTTGCATTATCAATAGTTATTGATTGTTTATTTGTTAATTTTCCACTTAATAACGTATCATCTACGGTTACGAGCTTAGGAATTTTATTCAATTCCCATGTTAAAGTGATATCGGTAATTGTACTTCCTTTTTCTGCAATATTGATACTATTGATAAATGACAAAATTTCCATAGAGATGTACTGAATATCTGATATCTGTTTTTTCATACGCTTGAATTGATGACTAACGACTTTAGCATCGGCAAAATCTCCAGAAATCATCAATGTTGTATCTGATCTCCATAGTTTCTCTGTAAATACGGCTGTCTCAGTAACTTTACAACCTGGTGTACAATTGATAGACTGACTTGTAACTTTGGCTTTTACACCTCGAAGTCCTGCCCCGCTATGATTGAATCGAACGCAATCACCGAGTCGAACCGGACAATAGCCATGCGAATAGGTAACTGTATACTCGATCATGGATAATGTCTCCAAAAGCTGCTCAGCATATTCATCAAGCTGCTCCTGAGACGGGGTACCAGACATATCTGGATTCGTAGTACGATGTATGATTTTTCGACCCCTACTAATGGTAGATGTGGGGCTATTCGGATCATCATTGATTGCCGTAGCTACATAATTCATCTCGTTTTGTGAATATACAACTTCCACAATATTCGGAACTCCGTATAAATCCCTACTTATCTTAAAACTCGGATACAATATTGAACAATTCCCATCATCATACGTCCAAACTGGCTGTAAAGAAGCCACGTCCTGCTCCGGAAGGAATAGAACGCGGCCCATTTCATCAAGTCCAAATTTCTTTTTCGCATTTGCTATTAAATCTGAACAAAACGTAAGCCAGGTATCGTCGGTATTTGCAACAAAATCATTGTAGAGCTTATCATCACTTTTAGCCGCTACTATCGGAGCACGCATATGTTCTCTCATAATACGGTAAGCGTTCTCCATTACATTCTCATCCTTCAGAATCGAATAGCCAACCGGCGGCGGATTTTCTTTGAGTTCAAGTAATGGTGTGTAAGCATCCATCGTAACATCTGTTTTCGTACCGTCAAACTCTGTTTCCGGTGTCTGAACCAGAAATGTCCCAAGAGGTTTTCTGTCCGTTATTCCATTTTGACTTACAATCAGGTATACGCGAACATAACACTCGTCGATAGCCCCAACAGCCTCTATCGAAGCAGAGCCAAGGGTTTCCGAACTCTCATCCCTGTCAATAATGCTCTTGATTATGTTTGTAAGTTTCTTATCGTCCCGCCAGGTATCCGGATTGACGGTATGATACTCGAATGTCTGTTGCATTGATTTAGTCCAGTCGATCAATTTACATCTCTCCTTCTACTCTGGTGATTTCTAATGTAACTGGTATAGTCGCCTCACAATGGTTCTGACTAAACGATACAGATATGTTGGCCCAGTATCCGCTTCCGGATGGTTCTCTGACATATACATCTCCAGTCCACCCAGCGAGTCTTCGTAAAGCATAAAGTGTATCTGTGTCATAATGCGGAATCTCAGTCTTCCAAGTAGACGTTTCTCCAAGTTGAGTGCCATAGTAACTTACCGGACGTTTTCTTCCGACATACTTCACTAAAGATACGTCAATGTCGTTCTTATCAGAAACATCTATATTATAAGGAAGGATTACTCTCGATCCAGTCCACGATGGTTCTTCTGTCTCATCCGCTTCATTGGTTTCTGAAGACACTAGGTTATTCCATTCTTCATCCCACTGTAAGATAATTGACGTTTCCCCGATTGGTTCCCCCGGCACATCTGTAAAGCTAACCGCTCCTGTTTTTTTAGAGATAGCTATAATACGATACCGTCCGTAATCGAGAGCTGGATGAGGGTCAGTTATGTAAGTATTTTTGGTATTATCCAAACCTGTAGCAATCTCAATGAATTCACCGGTATAATCTCTCCTGTATGCAGACAGAGTTATATCTTCAACCAATGTTCCTACCGCATCCGCATACTCATCTTCCACCGGTATTTCATCCGGCTCAGTTTCACCATCGCCAGTGATGCCTAATTCTTCATCCCCATAATACACATCCTCGTATTCTACACAATAAGGTCGAATAGTCATTGAATACGTATCCGGATTATATCCAAATTCTGCAGTTGGTGAATACTGTGTATCGGAGTCCCAATCAACGATTATCTCCGATTCTGCATCCGCACTGAGTCCAGAATTCATAGTGACTGTACACTGTATCTTATATCTCTTTCCGTTTTCAAGATCTATATTCTCAGCTGATATGGAAATATTCAAATCCGTATCTATGTCGAAATATTTGGAATAGATTTCATCATTCGCACTTACCCAGACCGTATTACCGATTTGATCTAATGTCTGATAATCTTCCATAGACAGGACAGACACATGATATCCTATTGGTTTCTGAGTAGTAGGAGTAGCTGAACCCGTTACTTTAAACGGAAATTGTCGAAGTGACTCAATATCATTTCCATTTTGATCGGTTACGTGCATCTCAAGCACTGGTGAACCATAGATATCTATGGTTCTTTGAACAGACCACTCACTATACTCACCAGAGATTCCAGCTGTTCGAACTCGCCATTTGATAGATGCTCCTTCGGAATAGCCAGATGTATCTATTGGATAGGTATAAGTTTTCTCAGTCTCTTCCTCATCTGGAGTATACTCATTTTCGAAATTAAGTATAGTCTCTCCGTTATCAATTTCGATTTCGGCTTTACGCTGTTTCGAGCCATCGACTGAATTATGAACCCAATACAATGTAAGAGGTTCGCCAACAATTGCTGTGGTAGTACTAGACCAAGTAGTAGGAGCGGACGGTTTCTTACCAAGAATAATGGATTTAATCGGGGTCCATCCAACAGAATTACCCTGATCGTTCGACGCTCTCAGACGGAAAAAGTACTCACTACCTGGTTCCAGACCGGAGATTTCCATATGAGTAACATTCTCAACAGTCTTACTCGTCACTTCGTCTTGGTTACTGTCGAAGTAATCCCTCTTTGTCGTATATTGCACTTCATACTTAGTAGCGTTAGTTATCTTAGCCCAAGTGAGTTTAACCGATGTTGAAGTGAGTGCGACTAATGTTGAGATTTCTTTTGGTGTTCCCGGTAGCACAGAAATCTCAGAGGAATAATCAGACCAATCACTCACTAATTTATTTCGTATAGCCCTACAACGTACTTTATACTTAGCGTCTGGACCAATGTTAAACGAATAGGATGCACTTCTTGCAACAACCTTGGCTTTACCAGTTTTGTATTTTTTATTATTTTTTGTTACGTAAAACTCTATTTCTTGTGCCTGATTCACACCGGTTGCAATATTGTCAAGCTGAACTCGAATTTTCCATTTATCCAATATTATAGTCGGCGCTGACGGTTTATCGGGAACTTCGGCTACATTTAAAGTAATTGTCACCGTTTTAGACCAATTCGCATACCAATAATAGACCTCTGTGTTATTTACTTTATGTTTATCCGCGATGGGTCTTACTGTAAAACGTATTTGTTTTGCATTTGCCGGAGGTGTATAAGTTGATTGTCTAAAACTCTCTTGGTTATCAGAACCAAGAAACCATATGCCATTTCCAGTGTTATACCACCACCGACATGCATAATAATCTGTATGTGACTTACCCCAAGCCCAAGTGGCAAAGAATAAACCATCCGAATTCGACTGTTCCCCGATAGCTGTAATCATCGGAGTCATAGCATTATTCGTTGTCGCTTTTATACGCCCTTTAGGATTATCCAGTTTAAGGGACTGGCCTATAAATATTCTATATTTCGGTCCTGGAATATGGTTGATATTCGCAAGCCTTTTCATAGCAGCCGTCGAATTTGAACCATATTTATAAGTAGGATTATACTTTTTGGCGATAGACCATAAGCTATCGCCTCTTTTCACCAAATATGTAGCCACAATCTACCGCCTCCCTTCTATTCTTAATGCTCTTGCCAGAGATGAAACAGCGTCAGAGACTTCTGTTCCGCTCTCATAAGTAACGCCATTCACACTATTATAGGTGTTTCCGACGTTACCAAGATCTTTTCTAAGTTTATTGATAGCATATACAACATCATCGTTAGTTCCATTTTGACGATTCTCTCTCATCATAGATCCTATCGCTCGAATATTCATCTCAGCACCAATGTTCGCGTCATTAAACATTCCACTTATGCTGTTAGCCTGATTCTTTACATTCGTAAGATCAATAACTGGGGTGATTGTAGGAGTAGAATCCATATCACTGGTTATTATATCAGAAACATGTGCTATAGCATCGGATATAGCCTGTACGCCAGTTTCACCCATTCCATAACCGGTACTATATACTTTCTTTGTCATTCCGGTTATACCTATAACAAGACCTTGACCAAGCCATTTACCAGACTGCTCAGCAAGTTTTGATGGTGAATGAGACTTCTGACCATCGTTAATACCTCTGGCACCAGCAGCACCTACAGCATAACCAGCAGCATAAGCCGCAGACACCTGAGACTGAACACCATTTACATATCCTGCTCCAAGATTGACGCCGCTTGAATAGCCAGAACCGGACCAAGCCGCTGATGCAGATGCCGCCGCTGATGCAAGTGAACCACCTGCCTGAGCTGCAGAACCAACCTGAGCAAGAATCGCTTTTACAAAACTTGTCGCCAATTTGGTACCTGAACTGGAGAATGATGATGTCTGACTGTTGATAGAAGTCTCCATAGAAGACACCATTTTAGATGCTGCTGAAGTAGCGGACCCAGAATTTGATGACAGACCTGATGACAACGCCTTAGATAAATTCGAACCGACATTTGTGATCTTACCAACGCCCTTACTGAATGTGGATGCGACCTGACTGATCTGAGTTTCACCTAAGGATTTAACAGCTGATTTGAAGCTTGCCACACCACTCGTATCTATTCCGGAAAGACTTCGTATGAAGTTCGCAAGCTTCTGAGCTGCGGAAATAGAGCTCGATACCGTACCCTCATTGACGCTTGCTGTTTTTTCAGAATAATCTTGTATACTTTCACCTATCGGAGATGGTTTGAAGTTCTCAACACCCGAAGTATCGAGACCTGATAGGCTACTGATTAACGATTTCAGACGCATTGCCGCCGTTACAGATTTCGACACTGCGCCGACATCTATATCATTAACATTATCCGCATATCCAGCAATAGCCTCTCCTATTGAGATAATACCGCCGCCGTAAGCACTACCTGAGAATGCCTCAAAATTTGTAGTATCCAAATCAGTGAGATTGGTTGCGAACGCTTTCAGCTTATCACCAACTGATATAGCAGAATCCATTTTACCGACATCTATCTCACTGACTGATGTACTAAAATTACTGATAGCAGAACCGAAATCTGATATCCGGTCGCCAAAGTCAGACAGATTTAGTTTACCATCAAACAAACGTTCTTCAGGAATAGCTTTCTGAAGTTCTGTAAGCATCTTGCCTGCTTTAGAAGCAGTATCTACGGCTTCGGCATCAACTCCGCCATTCTGAGTCAACGATTGTGAAACTTTCGTAATAGCTTGTCCGAAACCGGAAGCCTCTTCTCCAAACTTTCCGAGGTCTTTAGAACCCTCGAATAATTTATCAACGAAACCTGGTTCTGACGGCAGGTTATTCTTTAAAGCAACTAAAAGTTTACCGGCGTTTGCCGCAGCCTCAATGTTTGTAGAATCAACTGACTGCTGCGAAAAAGCTTTAGATATGTTCGCTATAGCTTGTCCGAATTCCTGAGCCTCTTCTCCAAACTTTCCGAGGTCTTTACTATAAGCGAATAAACTCGTCAGGATTCCTGGATCAGATGGTAAACTCTCTTTTAATGACGATAATAACTTACCGGCGTTTGCCGCAGCCTCAATGTTTGTAGAATCAACAGGGTTATTGCTAAATGCTTTTGATATAGATGCGATAGCGTTACCGTACTCTTGAACCTGATTTCCAAAATCACCAAGGTCTTTATTGCCTGTAAAGAATTGTTTTAAACCACCAATAGGCGTTATAGATGCCTGAAGTGCCGTAAGCATTTTACCAACGTTTGTCGCAGCTTCGATAGCATCTGTGTTTAAGTTACCACTGCTTATTTTCTCCGAAAAACCAAACACAGCATCTCCAAACTGATCTAACTGCTCTTTGAATCTATCCATGGATGATGTTCCGGTTATAAATGTCGCAATAGAATCCATAATAGATCCACTGCCTAAAGAAGTAATCATCTTACCGAGATTTGTAACACTATTGAGTGCTCCAGTATCAATAGAATTAAGCCCGCTTATAAACGGAGCGAGGTTATCCATAAACTGTGACAGATCAGACCCCATCTGTGGTAAATTCGAAGTTATACCTGAAGCGAATCCCCCAACAATATTTCCGAAGAACGCCCCAAGACCGTAACCAAGCTTCTCTAATACCTGGATACCGCCATCGAGAAATTCCTGTGCTCCTGGTATGAGACTTACCAAACCAGCGATACCAACCAATACCGCCGAAATACCAGCCACAACGGATACCATTTTGACAGCCCCCATTGCTGCCGCGCCGCCAACTGCTCCAATCTTACTCATTATCAGGCAAGACGCCGAGAACGTAAGCATGAGAGTTGTTAAAGATGCCACGCTTACTATGGTCGACTCAATTGGTAAACTTGCTATCAAATAAATAGCACCAGCCAACACTGCTATAGTCGCGGTCATTGTGATAAGTATTGGTAACGATCCAGTAATGTTACTTCCGGCTTTCTCTATGACAGCAAACATAGCCATCAGCACACCAAGACCGGTTGCAGCGACTATCAATTTACTCGTATCAATCATTGAAAGCACAGCTACCGATGCCGCCATCACTGCTATAGCTGCGGTCATCGCGATAATACTGCCTTTCATATCGGTAGCACCTTGAGTCATCTTTATCATAAGAGACATAATCGCTCCGAGAGCTGCTATGGCAGCAACACCTTTCACTAAGCCTCCAATGTCAATGAGACTGAGTAAAATTGTAACACCTGCTAAAAGACCAATAGCGGCTGACATAGCCATTATTGTCGCGGACACTTTCGCTATTTGCACGTCGGTTCCAATAGATGTCACCATGACAAGTAGTTTAAGGAATCCTATGAATCCTGCCATGAATGCGATACCTTTTACTATATCTCCAAAATTCAAATAGCCAATGAGTTTAATTACTCCAACAAGAATCAGCATTGACGCTGATATAGCAAGCAATAATTTACCAAGATCAAGGACATTATCTTCCTCACCGCATTTTGTGATTTTGGCTAAAACTCCGACGAATACTAAAAAAGCACCAGCGAATGCTGCACCTTTAATCATAGCTTCAGGACTTAATCCATCCACTAATTTCACTACAGCCACCATAGCTGCTAAAGCTATAGCCATAGATTTTACCATATTGCCAAGTGCTTCTGGGTCAGAATCTTTGTCGGTGATATGCGTTATACCAGCTAAAGCGGCTACGAATATTCCAAAACCGACTATAAACGCACCTGATTTTCCAAGATCAGGCCACGATATTCCAGCTAATATTTTAGCGACAACAGCTAATACCAAAACACTTGTAGCCATCTTTTTAAGAACCGCTCCAAGTTTATCTATATTTTCAGCTGATGCTTCTTTCACGAAAGCTCCATAAGCAACTATTACCCCAGCCATCATACCGACTATGATTAATAATCCACCAAAACCTTTTATCATTTCACTGGCATTCATAGTGCTGAGCAGCTTAACTGACGCAGACATTAAAAGTAATGCTGTGGAAATAGCAACAAAACCTTTCTTCAAACCTTCAACCTTAATACCCTCACGAGAAATCGAGGTGGATAACGTTCCCATTTTCGCCATAAGGGCATATAAAAATCCAAGGACAACTGCTAATACTGATATAGCACCAACAGCACTCCATAATTTTCCAGTATCCAACTGAGCTAACACCCATACAGCTGCAGCCATGATAGCCAAACCTTCGGCCATTTCTTTAAGACCCTCAGCTTTTGTTTTAAAAGCATTTGCTTTAATCTGTTTAGCAAAAGCGTTCATAATCTTCGGAACTCTTTTTAGTATTTTCTGAATATTTTTAGTTGAGGCTTCGATAAGCTCTGCAGAGCTTGATAATATATCTCCAACACCCTCGAATGGTGCTGCAAATTTATCAATAGTATCGACAGCTTTCTTTGTGGTTAATGTGAGAAGAATTGCTATACCTGCTGGAAATGCTTTTTCAATTACATTCGACATAGAAGATAATCCATCTTGGAATCCTTCACCAATGTTTTTAGATACTTTTTCACCGGCGGATTTCAATGGTGAAGCCTGTACCGTTGTTGAAAGAGCATCTGTGATAGCATTTACAATTTCTGCTCCAAAGTTTAGAATATGTGATATAATAGATTTATTACCTTCGTCAAGACCATCTTGAAAAGATTCGAAAATGTTTTCACCAGCTTCAAATAATTCGCTCGGAATACATGACAAACCGCCTTCCGTGAGATTTTTGAACTTACTTCCAATTTTCTCCCAAGCAGAATCCCAGTCCATGTTCTCCAATTCACTGACAAAGTTCTTCGCCTGTGGCGTATTTTTCAAAATTGATATAAACTCTTTTATAGCATTTATACCCATTTCGACACCAGATGCCATTCCTTTAAAGGTAGCTTCAACTAATTTATTCTCAAATAAAAAGTCTCCGAATTTGACGATCATATCACCTGCTCTGGCGGTAAGATCAAGCATGTCCATATCGAGTGCTTTAAGCACCATGGATAAAGCCGTTATTGCAAATCGGATACCTCCTCCGGATATAGTTCCACCTATCTTAAAAAGAGTGAACAAACCTTTCATGGTTCGTCTGAGTTTGTCTGCGTTCTCATCAGATATGATAAGTCCTGATGTAAATTTATGTAACGCTGCTATAGCATTATATAAATCAAGAGAAGAAATTGGCTCGAAGGTTTCCCTCCATGCTTTCCCAGAAGCACCGAATACTTTACATAAAGCTTCCCAAACATTCTTGAATGAATTGAGAAGTAACGATCTACCATCTAATAAACTCATATCGTTGAGTATATCGGAAATTGGTATACCTGTTTTCTTTGATTGTTCTTCAAACTGCCTAAGAGCTTCAACCTCATCTTTTGCGAAACCTGCCTGTTTCAGCTCGGCATCGGACATCTGTAGCAACTGTTCAACAGTTTTTGTCTGAGTTTTATTCAAATCTTGTTGAGCTTCGTCAAAATCTGTAGCATATCTGTAACTGCATCCAAGCTGTTCGTTTACAAGGTTCTGAACATGCATCCAGTCATAACCGGCTTTTGATAAAGCATCAAATCGAGTTTGTCCGTTACCAAAATCACCACGGATTACTTTATTCACGACTTCACTATACTTCTCAGTAACATCTTTCATCTCCTGAGTAGCTCCGGTTACTTTGCTGATTTTCTCAGCCAACTGTCCAAAAGGACTACCCATAGCACCTTCTATGAGCTTGTTTCGAGCATCAGCCGATCTGTTTATGATAGCACTCAGAGTATCGCTTACTTTAGTCCATACTTCTTTAGCTTCTTCAAAATCCCCGACAACTAATTGCCAAGTTTTAGTCCATCCAGATCCAAGAGCCTCTTTCGTAGTATCAATCAGCTGAGTAAATGTCTTTACTTTGGTAGCCGCATCTCCAGCAGTCTTAGCCAGGTCAGCCATCTGTTTAGCTTCTTCCTGACTGTATCCTTGATCTACAAATTTCTTTACAGCGGCTTCGTATTCTTTCTGTGTATCAGCCGCTGTAGCCAACTGATCCAAGGTCTGAGTAAGAACTTCTGTGGTAAGCCAACCTTCCTGTAAAGAATCTCTAAATGAACCTTTCGCCTCAATTGCTGCTTTAGCACCCGTTTTCAAATGCTCTGACGTTCTGATAAGAGCATCCTGAAACACCTGACCACCCATACCGGCATTCACAACTGAGTTCCAGTCCATCAATTTAACTGTACCAGTAGCCAAAGCCTGCGAGAGCTGATACATCGCAGTTGAAGCCTGCTGAGAATTCGAACCAGATACAGCAGCCAAGTTTGCAATACCCTGAATAGCCGATACCGAAGCATCCAGTTTTACACCCGCAGCTGTGAAAGTACCGATATTACGAGTCATTTCTGTGAAATTATATATCGTCTTATCGGCATATGTATTAAGTGTATCGAGTGCTTTGTTAACCTGTTCAATCGTGGTTCCTTCTTTCTGGGTGTTAGCCAGAATAGTTTGAACCGCATTCATCTGTGTTTCATACTCTGTGAAACCATCTTTTATAGGGTCAATTGTTAAAGCCGATACAATATTCTTTCCCGCCTCAATTGCTGAATTGGTAATGTTCGCAAGTGCTGTGACACCAACCACCTGTAATGCTGAAAATTTGGCAGTAACAGTCTGAATTCCATTACTCAACCCACTCATATTTACTTTAGAAGCGGCTGACTCTACATTTTTCAACCCTTTTGAGGCACCGGATAAATTCAACTTCTGCTTCAGCTTTTCGAGTGTAGACATGCTTGTTTTGACATTGCTTTCGAATTGTTTGTTGTCAAATCGCATCTCAACAACTCTACTATCAACTACATTACTCATAAGCCTGTAACCTCCTTCCACGCTGCATCTGCTATCTTGTCAAAAATAGGCTGAATCGCAGGATTGATATAATCTCGACCCTGGACCCAGCCTCCGGTTCCCGTACCATGTCCGTATTGTAATATAATTGCAATATTGACACCTTTATTCACATTTGTATTACTGTATACAATAGCTACAGATCCATTTTGATGTTCAATCTCATACTTCCATGAACCTGCAGTTTTTCCCGTTTTTGTGGGTGTTGCAGACGAAAGGGCAGCCACCCCTTCTCGACCATACTTGTCAAGTATGCTGAGTTTTGCGGCTTCTTTCATCTTCTCAAGGTAACGGGTTAACTTTGAGAAATCACCCTTCTGTCTGAACGTTATCATATAGTTCTCCTATTTTCTCAGATACTCAATAGAGCTAAATCCAGTATACTGAACACCTTTCAGTGTAAACTGAATATATAACCACTTAACTCCATTAGAAAGAGAATAATAACCATAGCACTGAACTTTGGTTCCTTTCGGAATTAAACACAACGCTTTCTTATTAGTACCGGCATCGTTACGACAATACAGATCACTGGTCGTTCTATACGTTCCGGCGAAAGATTTATAGAATTTGGAAGCTCCACATGTTGCTACCACTTTCGCAGTCTCTGATTTCTTCGGAACATTAAGAATCTCATTAACCATTTTCTGAATTTCATCGTAGCTATATCCAGCGGCTTCGAGGTTTTTCTTTCTAGCATCCCCATTACCCCAAACACCGGCGATCACTTCTCTTGCTACTGTCTTAACATCTTTACCAGACACCTGCTGTGGTGCTACGATCTTATTATCGGTGTATTTAGGTGTGATGAATCCTCTTATATATCGTCCGTTGATAGACAGCGTTCTACGTTTCACAGAATCGCTGTAGTTACCCTCCATAACGACATAATATCCAGAATCCTTATGAGTTTCGATGATGGTTCCTATGTGATCTGGAACTCCGGTATTATCACCAACACCGTTATCCTGCCAATCGTATAATATTGCATCTCCCGGTTTCGCTACATATGCATCATTTTCGACCCAGCAGCCCATCTCTTTGGCTCTATTGATTATTTCTGGACAGCTGATTTCAATAGGCATAATATCTGTATAACCAAGTTTTATAGCCAGTGCCGACCAAGTACAAGCACACCAAGCCCAGCTATACTCCATCTTCACACCTCGCGGAAACTTACCTTTGTAGGAATTATAGATGTCGACAATATACTTATGAGAACCATCAGCTTCGTTTCGTCCTTCCCATGAAGTGACAAGATCCACGACCGCCTGTCTTAATCTTGTGTTATAAACCGAAACGTCTTTTCCATACCAGTAATCCATATCAACATTTCCAGAAATACCGTTTACTTTACCAGAAGATGTAAACTGCTGAATAAGACACTTATAATCAGGACCACCAACGTAGTCAGCAAGCCAGATCGGATACTTCGATAATGTATCTGTGTAATACCAGTTTTTGTAATAATCAATATTTGTATAAATACCGGTTTTATAACCTTTGGATTTTACATAATCGCAGAATGTTCTTGTGAAAAGATTGCATTCTTTCGGTCCAAGTTTAACACCGGCTTTAGCTGCTTTTGTCACAGTGTCATATTCAAAATCTGCGAAGATATACGTATCCTTGCCAAGTCCGGCTTTCTCAACCTGCTGAATACAGAACTTAGCTTCTTCTAACGCAGCCTGATTGTTAAGAGCATAAATAAAATGATATACCCCTTTAATAGGAAGGTTTACTTTCTTACACCCTTTCACATATTCGAAAAATCTGGAATCCACTGTCTTACGGTAACTGCTCCGTAATATGGTATAACCAATACCAGATTTCTTCACCTTGGCGAAATCAACACTTCCCTGGTGATAACTTATATCAATTCCTTTTAACACAGCACTCATCCTTTCTTATGATGTTCCGCCCATCGCTTTGCATTGAGAGCTGTATTTCGCTCCATCAATTCTTTCTTACTCATCTTTTTAGGCGGTGAATTCTTGATGCTGCAAACCCTGATAAGGGCTAATAATCGTTCTAAATGCCATTTCTCAAATTCAACCGGGATATTATTCGCGATCATCCAATAATATATAAGCTCAGATGTTACAGTTTCCCTGCTAGGAGACTCATTGGACTTTCTGAATGTAATAGCAGTCATAGGGTCTTTTATATACTCTCCTATCTCTCTCAAGTTGTCTCTCGATAATCGAGAATATATATCCGGGTCAACATTTTTATCAAGAGTCATGCATTTTATATAATACATATATTCATCCAAACTCATTTTCTCTTTTGATATAAAAGGTTTATGATATTTGGATTCCCATTTTGACAGAGAAACAAGCGAATGTTCCAAACGCAGCGGTCTTTCTTTTTGCTCAGTCTTATAGACAAATTCGCCCGTTTCTTCGTTAAACCCCTCCGATACAAGCGGAGGTACTGTTATAGTGAGCATTGCTATTTCTCCATTATTTTCTTATTTAAACTCCCTTGTTTAAAGGAATAACGTTCTGCTTAGAAGCCTCAGCAGCAATGTCGGCTGGAATAATGCCCTCCACAAATTTCGCTGCGGCATCAGCATCTGTAGCCAGTTCCATGAAAATCTGTGAATACGCTTCTGTCTGCGAGAAGGATGTTGAAAGTTCTTCAGACTTAATAAACCTAAGTCCATCTGGTGATTTCACACCATAAGATTTAAGAACCAAATCCTTAAAGATTTTGATAATTGATGGGGCATCCTGAGCTTTTACGACGTTCTGGATCATTTCAGCAAGTCCGCCTACAGTGGACATCTCCATTTCGGTAATCTCCGCTTTTGATAAATGAAAGTAAAAATCCTGAGTTCTCTCAGTTCCATTGTAATCGGTAAAAGTAACTGTCTTTTTAAGCATTTTTTTCTCCTCTCAATATAAAAAAATAGACCCCGCCATAAGAGGTAGGGTCTATAAACCAAACAATATTACGCTGCTATACCAACAAGATTCTTGATCTCATCTGGAAGTGGAAGTCTGGCTTCAGCTTCCTCTGAACCATAAAGAATTTTCTCCAGCTCTGTCAGCTTCTCTGGAGCGATAGCTGTAGAATCAATCGTTAAAGTTGCAGTAGGTTTGAATCCGCTGACTTTAACAGGTGTCGTGTTGATCTCCCAAGAGAACGTAATAGCTTCTGGGTTATCATTAACTGTGTTGTAATCTTTCTCGGACGGGGTTGCCTGAGCGCCGTAGATAATATGAATTTTATAACCATGTTCAGATGTATTATCGTTACCGATTTCTGTACGGTAACACATACCAAACGGCACATGATCCTGCTGACCAATATAAACACCTTTAGCGATTTCAGCAGATCCATCGCATTCCATGAATTCCGGCGGATACATATACGCTTCGATAGTTGCTTTGAATTCTTCAGCTGACATAATATTGAGATATTTAATATTATCAGCGTACAGGGCTGTTGGTTCAGCTCCTTCCGGTGATTCTGTAACTTTAGTCAGACCAGACCATGCGATACCTTTTGGATATTTTCCTTCTGAAAGTTTGTAAAGTACGCCTTTAGAAACACCTGTCTCATAAAGTCGTTTTCCACTCTCATTCCATTCAAGTGCTTTTGATGCCATATAAACCTCCTTAACAATAAATCGTAAATACGTCGTGATTGAGATTATCAGACGTGTATGAACGATCATACGAACTATAAGGTAACTCCAATAGTTTATTAATCACTTCATTATCTGGTAGTCTATCAATCACGACTACGCTATATCTTGTTTTATTTGAATATTTTATATTATCAGCATATTTACTGCTGATACCAATTTTGGAATAAACAATAGCTGGATATTCCATTTTGACTGATTCCGGAGGCTGGTAGTAAACTTGGTCACTACCAAGCAACTCTTCCAACTTACTCTGAAGTTCCAGGCGAGTTCCCATTCCACACACCTCCAGTAGTCAATATCAATCTCGGATACTGAATTTCAACATCTGTTATTTTCCATTTAGTACCCATAATTTCGACATACGCCATATGCGAATAATTCTTTTCGGCAAACGGGTCTGCTAAAATGCTAATCACATTTGATAGGAGTAAGTTATCATTAACTCCTGATGAATTCTGACGTTTAAACCTGTTACTGGTCATATCTCCGTAATAAGACCGCTCCGTTACAGTGTCGCTCCATACTCCTGGTGTTTTTTTATCGGTGATAGCGTATCCAATTTTTCCAAACCATTTGCTCATATAATCTCCTACTCGTCAGATGATTTAACTGTAGCCAGCTTAGCTGTTGTAGCTGTTGTGGTATCAGCTGTTACATATGTAATTGTTGTAACATTAGAAGTCACTTTACAGCTCGTAGGGAGATATTCGTTTCCAGCCGCGTCAACAAGGAGCATTCCTTTAATAAATGCATCATGCAGTTTGGCACTTGTAATTTTTGTCTTGAACTTAGAATCTGCATATGCAAACGGATCGCTAGTTTTCACATAAATTTTTCTAGCCGCTACATGAACATCATCTGCGTTGTCATAAATCTTTTCCATTTACAATATTCTCCTTTCATTAAGCAACTGGTTCTTCCAGAGCAATTGCTGAATATACTTTTGTAAGAGATCCTGATACTCTGGTTTCAAGCATATATTTATACTTATTGAAATCCATATCAAAATTTTCAAATCTGGTGATTTCACCACCTTTTGTGGAACCAAACTGATAATCAGAAAGGTTTACAAACAGACCCAGCAGTTTCTTTTTATTACCGCTTTCTGTAGATCTTTCAAGACTTTCGAACTGCTCAACTGTATGAATTGCTCCAACATTGAGTGCCGCTGCAAGATCAGCTTTTGAATCATAAATTCTACGACCATTAAGATCTCTAGCCAGAAGCATTACGTTCACGAGATGTGGTGTACAATACAGATCTGGCACTCCGGTTCCTTTGTACTTCTCTCTGGAATAGAGAGCAGCCGTGATAATAGCCTCAGCATAGATGTAGTTCTCACCAAAGTTAGCTCCGGTGTTTGTTCCCTGCAGTTCTTCTTTAGCTTTTGCAATGTCGACATCTGTATGAATTGTATATAATTCATCATCATGCCAAATAGATCTGATATGATCTTCATGGATTTTATCCGGATCGCCGTCATCTCTACCATCACCAACGAGAGCTGCCATCGCAAGTTCCTCGTTGAGGATACTTCTCATCATTCTCCACTGATAAGCCACAACATCAAAATCTGTAATATCAACGATATCATCCCTGTGCATATCGTCTTTGACATAGATTGTCTGAGGATCAGTGGTCCTGGAAAGCATCTTAATCTTAGCCATATTTGTTTTGTAGTCACCTTTCTTCTGGTAACCTTTGGCTTTAAGCTCAGCGATTCTGGCGTCTGCCTGACGAGTACGAATACGGCTATACGGTGCTTTATGAATTTTACCAAGTGCCGCATCAATCCATGACTGATCTCTTTCGAGAGTCTCCGGTTCCCCTTTCTTCAGCAGCTCATATTCTGGGAACAGTGTCTCAACTTCATTATCAAATACGCCATGAGCTAATGTTTCAGCATTTTCTGCCTTATAAATCTCCATAGCCATCTGTAAGCTACCAACATTGGACTGTTTCGCCATATCAATGATTTTCATTTCATCGGAATGACTGAGAACAGTTTTTCCTGCCTGATCATCAGTATTTTTTCCTTCGAACACATTGTGTTTCACTTCGTTATCCTCCTTTATATCTTTTTTATCATCAATACCATTTGCTTCGAGAGCCTGACTCACAATGTAAGCCATAGTTCTTTTCTGCTCATCGTTCATGGTCTTGATCACATCTTCAACGGTTTTCTCTTCGTTCTTGTTATCTTCTTCTGGTTTTGTTTCTTCTTTATCTGCCGAATGATAGAGCATGATACTCTCGTCATAACAAGCGTAAAGTGAATCTTCTTCATCTGCTCCATGAGCCATGACGTAATCCACATATGCTCCTGGATTCGCACCGCCAACAACAAGACTTAATTCTTTAATGCAGCCGTGAACAACCTCGGAACCAACCTGTTTAAGCTGATTAGCCCAGATGGAAAGTGAACGAACATCACCGTTCTGAACCAGTTTTTTAGCATGTTTTCCCTGTTCACTATCATTGAACACACCGTATGCATACACACCATCATCGCGGTTTTCAAGCATAGCGTGTCCAAGTACACAGTTAGGATCTTCATGGTTATGATTCCAAATCAGCGGAACTTCACACCCATCATTTGTCTTAAATGCGTTTTTACGGATAATACGTCCGTCACTGCATTCAAGATCATTGCGGGTTGCATATCCGCTAAAATCCCATTTAGCCATTTTGATTTATTCCTCCTTCATCATTTTTAATCACTTTTTCAGATACTTGAGTTTTAGCCTGCGAAATGTTGCTATTGACTAACTCATCAGCTTTAGGATCTTTAGACGGTTTCATACCTACGATCTGTCTGATTTCATTAGACGTCATGATTTCATTTCGTGTGAATTTATCTGCGATTTCTGCGATATCGTTGACTGGAACCAGTCGGAAAGGATCTCTGAAATAAGCGATTGTTTGGAATTGTGACCTCGCGGTCTTAGATAGAAATTTTCGTTTCATTTCATCAACTATGGCTGAAACAAACGGCTCTATCGTGCGATTGTTATAATTCAGCATAGTTTTTTCATCGGCTGTGCCGTTAAGTATAGATTCTGTTATGCCTAACTGGCTATATACCATATTGGTAAGATATTCAATCTGTTTCAACAGATTATTTTCCAGAGATCTGTTGAGCTGAGTAATCTTCTCAGTACCGTCCACATACGCTATACCATATTTAGAGCCTGATAACTGATCCTCGATCTCCTGACGTCTTCCATTCGCCTGGTCTCTACGAGCTTTTGTCTTTATTAGATACGGTAACTGTATAATCAAATCTAATTTTCCGGACGCCGTTTGTTCATCTGTCACATCCAACAAACCAAGTTTTCTTATAAGTCGCTGCATCGTTGAGTTAGGTTCATTTATGATTGCATAGAGTGGATTTTCTATAATAGCTACAGTTTCTTTCAGAAACAGTAAATCTTCTTTTTCACCTTTTTTGTCGTTATACGCTCTGATTAATACATGCTTTGGGAACCATTCTAAGATTTTGCCGGTTCTCATAGACTGAACATCAAAAGTATTCGTCATGGTTGGCTCGTCCACTGTATCAACAGGAACTATAGCCACACAGCCTTCATCCAGCATAGACATAACCACATCTTGCATAAAAGATCGCGATGTCTGATCTATATTGGCAGACAATGTTAGACATTCATTCAGGTTACTGTCTATATCTTCTATATACCGACCATCTTTATCAGTACGACAATGTTTTATCGTTACGGATGCGACATCCAACGCAATCCTATTGTAAATTGCCGTAGCTATAGACCTTTCGTTACCTCTGGATAATCTCGGACGGTCGGGCCTATATGAATAACTTGGACCAATATTGTAATAACTATGTGTCGGATCACGGTTTGCAAATGCATTCCATGAATGCTTTAACCAATTTATAAAACCCATTTTGATTTTGCTCCTTACTACTCTGCTATCCAATCGTCACTGTCAAGGGGTAAATCTTTTAATAATTCATCAACTGTTGACACGTTACCCCTCCTGGCTTATTAACACTCGATTGGTATTTATTCTTTTGGAATCTCTAACACCGATTAATCTCATTTTGAAATATTTCGAATCTGTCATTTCGTTCGGCACCATACATGTGAGCTCATTTGAGACAAATACTGCACATTCTTTCTGCTGATTCTCAAAAGCAGCTATAATCGTACATCCATGCCAATCTTCAGAATTCTCGAATTCAAATTTACATTGCAGATAGTTTTTATACCTTTGGTAATATGAGTAAAATCCCCATCCTTCACTATCTGCTGATTACTTATTTTAAATGGTAATACTCTCATTGTCATTCTCCTCTACTCAAAAGCCTCTCTATTTAACTTGTACGCTACGAAGGCATCCATCATAGCAGCAACAGCGTCAATTTTTGCATCATATCTCTTCTTCATTAATTTCCTATTACCATTTGTATCCTGCATAACAATACAGTTACCCATCGTAAAAGTCATCAGTTCCTCATCAAAGAGTAACATCCTCTCTTCCGACAGTTTTTTCAACTCTCCAAGAGGGACGGATTCTGTCTTAGAACCCTGAATTACCTTCTCGATTCCATACACACCATTCTCGCGGCTCCATCTCTCAACAAAGTCTCTTGCGTTATATGGATCATATCCAAAACATCGCACATCATACCCAACATCTTGTATGTAATCATCCAAGTCTTCATAAACTTGCATCATATCCAGAATGTTCCCAGGCATAACTATGAGACTTCCTTCTTTCATGAACTCGTCGTATTTCATCCGCATGGCTGTTGGTAATTTATTAAGAGTAAGTTCAGTAATGTAATTCCTCGTCTTAATACCAAAAGCACCGGTTGATAACGGAAATAAGAATACAAACGAACAGAAATCATCACCCTGTGAAAGGTCCGCACCCATGGCACACGGCATTTGCCAGAATTCTCTTTTTCTATGACAGAGTGTTTCTTCATAGGTAAAGTAATAGGTATATCCTTCCATCGGAATACCGAATCGCTTGGCTAAAATATCATTTCTAGTAGCTGGAGCCTGTTCAGCTCTTTCTACAGCATCCTGGTATGTCTCATAAGTAACTGTCTTATCAAGATTCGGATTCGCTTTTAACCACATTGAGGGATCATTGACTTCATCTATGGAATCTAATTTATACCACCAGATGGAGGTATTAGGTGCTTTGTATTCCCCTTTGAGAATACTCATCAATTCCATTTTGATCGTATCTCCGCTACCATTTCTCACTGTACCTTCGGAGCTTATGGCGACAATTAGATAATCGTCATTACTGCCTCCACCTTGTTCCTTTGCAGCACCCTGTTCCAATGCACCGATAACATCCTCTCGAACATCACCGGATAGCCACTCATCAACGGTGGCTACTTTTACTCTTAGACCCTGTAATTTGTCAACAGACATAGGTCTAACTTCGAGAAGTGAACCAGTTAAGAAGTTCTGGATACCCTTCTTAGTTGAAGCTAGCTTAACACGATTTGCCTTAGGTCCAGTCGTGTTCTGGAGAGAACCTTCAGTGAGAAATTGGTATAACGGACCTCGTGATCTGGTTATAGCGGTCCTGATAGGCGACATAACTTCTTCTGCTTGAGCCATAGTTGGAGCAGTGGTCACCTGATGTGATGTGGATGTATCCACGTTTAAGAAATAATTTTGTATACATGATGCATACATAGATTTCGCAGCACCTCTTGCTACGATAAGATACTGTTTATTTACAAGTCTTTTCTTTATGATTTTTCTAACATAACGTCCACCGTGTCCACTTGGCGACGGTTCATAGATACTTCGTTCAACGAATTTATACCAGCCAAAAATCTGTTCCGCCCATAATTTAAAAGAATCCAATAAATGTAAATCTTCACCATTTGTTAAGGTAAGTTCATTTTCGCAATATGCTATAAATCCGTTAATAGCCTGATCATCATACCAAACATTTGGATCATCAATCAGAGCATCTATTCGATTCATTTCCATAGACACTTCTTCACATACTGGTATCTCGCCCCTAATTACAGCATCTCTAAACTGTCCATAATAAATAGGGGTTGCTGTGTTTGATAATGCCATTTATGATTAGATAAACCTACGAAGATAATCTTCCGCAGACTGAGATGTAAAATTCACGTCTGACAGATTTTCATTTCGTATAGTTATTGAATCAGTATCAATATGTGATGTAGAAGATCCATATGGACGTATTTCAATGTTAGAATTATTCGAAGATCTTTCATAAGAATTGTTGGTAGAGTTGTTGTTTCGTAGAGAAGTTTCTGAAGAATTCTGAGTTTTCGTTGTGTTATACTGAGCAAGAGCTTTCCTACTCTGCTCTATAGACACTCTGTTCCTCAAGTCTTTTGCTTCTTGAGCCAGTCGTTCAGATTGACTCACGGTCCTGCCTAAACTGAATTTCTTGTCAATATAACTGCTGAGCTTATTTTTACCGACGTCATTCCACAGTTTATTAGCCATAGTACTACCGTATTTCTTAATAAATGATTCACCTTTTGAGGTCTTTTCAGGAGTTAGTGATTTGAGGGTGTTTTCCAGTCGAATCCTGTCGATTCTATCTCGTATCTCCTGATCGGTCATTTCACTTATTTTTTTAGGTTTCTGCTTCTTAGGTACTTCTACATTATCCGAAGTCTGATGAAGTTTTTTACCAGTAAGCTGATTGTATTTAAACTGTAATCGGTTAGCTTTCGCTCTCCCGGCTGCGGTAAGAGTTCCATCTTTATTTTGATAACGCCTTACACCCCACTTCATACCTAGTATTCCATGATGCATTAATTCGTTATTATTCATTTTGATTCACCTCCCTCCACGGCAGTATTCAACCGCCATTCGCTCTCGCTTATCATCCGATTCATACAATCGGTGACAACGGAACTCAGAGGAGGATCGAATAACATACGCACTTTAAGCTGTACATATGATTTTACCAATTCGAGATTGGCGTCCGTCGATAAAAACTCATCCCACGTATCAGTTCTATCCTGTATTGTAAAACCGCCAGGCGGACCAACACCAAGCTGTGTTAAGATCATCAATACCGAATTGATATGTGTGATGAGCTGTTTATCGAAGCACTCGTAATCGACCGTTATACCAAGTAACTGTTTAACGGTATCTAATATACTATCATTCAAGGTAATCACCTCCTTTTAATGTCTCCATGGACAGGTATCATTTTTCGTCCGAATAACGGGTTCGTTATGCAGTGAATCCAAATCCCCGTAATGAATAGCATCGTGAGTTGCTTTTGTTGTGCATATCAGGTATTCTGGATTTAATAGAAATTCACTCCTATCCAGAATGTCTGATTTAGAAATCGGATTCATATGGTGTATAAAAATCCTGCCATGAATCTCGAAGCCTTCTAAGGCAAGATCACAACCGAGGTCTCTGAATATCACCTGATCCCGTATTCTATTCCATTCTTTTGATTTATAAAAAATCTGATTCAAATATCTATCCCATCCAAACGTATCTTCACCAACTCGTCCGTCTAGTTTCAGATATTCATATCGTTCTTTAAAAGTTGAGAGAGTTATTAACTCCGAATATGTCCTAATAATCGTCTCTGTCATCAATCTCATCCAATCCGGCATAACCGCGAAAAGCTTTGATAGCTTGTTCGTACATACCTTTCATATCAGAACCATCTTCAAGAGCTTTCGTCTTTGCCCTAAGAAGTTTATTTTCCTCTTCAAGTCGCTCTCTCTCTATTCGTTCTCTCTCGGAACCAATTTTTAAAAAGTGCGTTATAACCTGAGAAGAAGCTGTTCCATTCAAAAGCTGCTCCTCAGCTCTATCCATGGCAAGAGCAATTAACTGCTTTTCTCTATTTTCTGGTGATATAGCCGGTATTAGTTTCTTTGCTGTTTTAGCCACTTTTCAGCCTCCTCTCGTATAGTTTTTAGATACTTTATATGGTCTTTTGAAGAGTTTGTAAGGACTTAAAAAATTAAATCACATACTTGTAAGGAGAAAGTTTACAGATGGCGAAATGTACAAAAACCAGAATCCCTACAAACCCCTCGAAACACCATATAAAGTATGAAATTGTTCTCAGAAAAATCCCGCCGGAGAAAATAT